ATACTCATAGTACTCTTTTAAAAATTGCTCTATTTTAAGATCATTTTTTACTTTAGTGTGTTGATTTCTCTTAGGGAGTTCTACTCTTAAATCTAAATATTTTTGCAATTCTTTCTGAGCGTCCTCAAGAAAATCGCACCATGCGCCTCTAATGAGTTTACCATTTATAGAGGTGGACACTCTGAAATATATTCTAGTGCCTTTTTTATTTTTTCTAGTCTCAATACCTTTGATCTTTTCCATTTTATGCTCCTATTTAAGAGTATAAAATATTTGATGAATAAAGTCAAGAAATTTAGGTAGAAACTAGATTTGTTTATATTCCTAAAAACTTAGTAATTTGTTGATTTAATTGGTTTTATTTGGTATAACGTTCATAACTAATTATTCACTTGATAATCCATCCGCTAAAATCCCCATCCACTTCATCATAAAATTTCATCCATTTGGGTTTAATAAATTTTTGTCCTATTTCTCTCATCTCTTCAGCAGTAAAAATATTGCCTTTTGTTTTATTACACAAATAACACGCAGCTACAGTATTATTTAAAGTATATGGTAAATTATTATCGCGCCTATCTAAGGTCATCCACGGGGTTTCTATGTTTAACCTTTTACAATAATCCTCTAAAAATCTTAATTCAATATCACAGTAATAACAATTAGCGAATTTCAGCTCCCAGAACTGATCATAAGTGAGATAAGTAGGGATGCCTCTTTTTTGTGACAGTTTGATATGAGAAGCATATTTGGTTTTCATGGTACGCATTGTTAATTTTACAAGCGAAATAGATCACATTAAACTCCTGTGAATTTAATAAGTTATAAGATATTTTAAAGGTAAGAATGTGTTAGTTTGCAAAGCTATTAATTTTTGGTATAGAATCCATCCTTGATTTATTTGGTCATCTATTTTATACTATTTTTAGTGTAAAAATTTTTTCAAAGGTTAAGATATGAACAGAGTTTTAAAATTAGAAGGCATATATCCCTTATTACAAGTATATCAAAAATTAGAATCTCATTTAGGGAAAGATAAACTTTTAGAAATGGCTAAAAATGATCCTAATTTCTTTTTTGATTTTCTTCCTAACAATGAAAAGTTTGTTGTGAATTTAGATTCTTATTTGGAAAATTTTAAAACACAAAATGTTGTAATAGAAAAGAAAATTAGAAATTGGACAGAAAAGACTGCTTCTTCTTTGATAGAAGAATTAGCTTTAACTGCTTTACAAAAAAATATTTTGATAAACATTTTTGAGAAAAAAGGTAATGCTATTATAGATTTTTTGATAGAAAAAAATAGACATCTATTTCCAGATATCAAAAGAAAGAAAGGTCGAAAAGAGGGATCAGTAATTGGAGGAGCATTAGCTGGATTAAGTCGAAAATGTTCTTCTAAAGATATTGTATGCCCTTATGCCTCTGAAAAAGACAACAAAGAAACAATTAGATATTTTATTGTAGAAGAAGCAGAAGTTATGATTAAAATCTTAAAGGAACTGAAATGAAAAAGATAAAAGGATCATCAAAAAAAATTGAAACTGCTTTAAATTTTTCAGTATCAATTTTTGAAAAAAATAAAAAATTAGGAATGTTTATCGTTGATGATGTGGGCGTAACTTTTTACAAGAAGCATAAGAGCTTGCCTACAAAAAAGATGACCTATTACAAACTATTTAAGTTATTCTCTGCAAAATAGATTTTAGCATACACATCTTTACCTAAAGATTTGAAGTTAGCTTCCTCAAATTGCTTTTCCCACCATATTCTAGACGCTAGAAATACCCTGTAAGGGTCTTTAAATGAGCACTCCTTCAAGAATGGGTTATAAAAACAAACTGCTTTCTGGCAGATATTATGCATCTTTTGAAGGGTATTAAGCACATTTTGAGGAAAACAATACATCATCGAATTAGTATAAATTATATCAAATTTAGTAAGGGGTAATTGTTCAAGATTATCCATATCTAAATGTAAACAATATTTAGGTACAACACATTTTTTCAAAATATCTTCATTATTTTCAATTCCATAAGCATCTACCCCCAAACGTCTCAAGTCTCTTACTAATTCCCCACTAGCACATCCTATATCCAAAAGAGTATGAAAGTAAATATTTTTATCTAAAAGATCTTGAATTATATATTCAGCAGGTTTTGTATATAATTGATAATTTTTAGTATAGTTCGCTCCCCCATAATTTTTAAAATATAAATCATCTATTTTTTTTACTTTGTCATTTACTCTTAAAATGGAGTTGTACATAAAACTAATTTTCCTTTTATTATAATCTTATAATAATAATTTATCAATATTTTTAGAAATGTTGTTAAATCTATTTATTAATGGGAGATTTTTAAATGAGTAATTTGAATCAAGTATTAGAAAACGCTATTCAGAAATTGGGAGAATTGTCTTTATTTGCTGCATTTACTTCCCGTATAAATCTAATTATAAAATCGTTGCCCCCATATAAGGGAAAAACAGAAGGGGAGACTCATCCTCAATCTGGATTAATTTGGTCAAAAAATGTGTGGATGACATCTGATGCTCAGAGTTCGTTTGAAGAACCTCCTAAAAATTTTGGAAAAGTTTCTTTAAATAAAATAGATGTGGATATAGTTAAATCAAATTTAGAAAAATTAAAGGGAAATTTTGAAATAAAATCCCATCTTCCTAAATTGAAAGAATTGTCTGATAAATTTTATGACGAAAATAAAGATACCGAATTATTAAATACAATAAAAAATGAATGGCGCAAAATACAAGATAAAAATAAAGAAGCTATTATTAGCAGAGAAGCAATATTAACAGAATTAAAAGCTATTTTACCTGAAAATATTTGTTCTAAAATTAAAGCTGTATTTTTAAGAGCGTCCTCTTCTTCTGAAGCTATTGCAATTGTAGAGAAAGCTTTAATTGCTAGTTCTGAAGTAAAAAAACCTGAAGATAAAAAAGAAGAAACACCTGAGTTAGATAAAGATAAAAAAGAATTTAATTTAAAAGACAGAGAGTATTTAATTAATTTAATAAAAAAGCAAAAAATCCAAGATGTCGCAGAGTTAATTAAAAAATTAAAAAATTTATTTAATATGGATTTGATTAATGAACTTTTATTAGCTTCTAAAACTTATGGGGGAATGCCTGGAATTTTAGAATATTTACATGATTATAAAAATAAAAAAAGACATTTAAAACAAGGACCAGCAATCATACATCCTCGTTCTGAAATGCCAGATTTATCTACTCCTACAAAAGAAATAATTGAAACTATTAATAAAATAAAAGAATTAAAACCAAGAAATTATTATGATTCTTATTTTAAATATACAGAAGATGTTTTAGATCTTTTAAATCAATACCAAAGAGGACATGAAAGAGTGCCTGAAATAGAGAATGAGTTATTGGGTCTAATAATGAAATTGAAAAAGGGATGGGGAAAATTAAAAATTAAAGAAGCTATAGAGCCTTTAGATAAAATAAGAGTAACTTTATTTGATAGTGTAAAACATATTGAAAAAATTGATGAACATAAAAAACATCCCCTATTAGATAAAATAAAAGAATTAGAAAAAAGAGAAAAAATTCCCTCTATGAAAGAAGATGATGAGGGTAATGGAGTAGATAAAAAAATCTTAGATTTAATAGAAGAAAAAAAACAAGACCTCTTAAAAAAAACAAAGTCCTCTCTAGAAAGATTATCCCAGGAATACAAATCCTCTACATCTGGTAAATTAGAAAAATTAATTGAAGCAACAGAAGATTTAGTCATCAAAGGCGAATTGGGTGATATTTTAAGTATCTTGAAATTAAATTCTTAAATCAAATTATACTCCCATCTTATTTTATCACAATCATATATTCGATATAATTTTTGGTTCAATCTTAATTGATGCTCTGTTAGAGTAGATTCTCTTTCTTTTTTATTTTTTCTTAATGAAGATTTAGATATTCTTTTTATTTTCTTTATAAAAACATAACTATAATCAGGAGGAAGTTCTTTTATTTTTTGGAAACCTAAGAAATTGTAAACATCTCCTGAACTGTCATTCTTTCAGGTAATCTGGCTTTAAATTCTTCTAATGTAGATTTTTTAGTCATAGTGTATTATCTTAATTTAAAAAATTAAGTCAAGCTTTAATTTTAAATATTTTATTAATATTTCCTCTTATTCAGATTTTAAAAAAAAAAATAGGAGGATATATGAACCTAAGTGAAGGATATATTTATCGCACAGGAATGGCTCCACAGACCCGATCAGTTTTGTCAACTAAAAATAAAATATATGCTAAACCAGCTGGGTATAACAAATTTTTACAAGTTGGAGTTTTAGCTACTTTTGATCCTAGTGATAATAGAGCAGTAGAACCCGTAAGAGGAATTGGATATGGAGATCAAATCGCAGAATTAATTCCAGGCGTATCTGATCCTATTACTATTTCAGTAACAAGAACAGCATTGTACTTATCTCTTTTAATGCAAGTTTTTGGTTATACTGCTGGGACAGATGGTTTAGTAAGAGCACTGAAACATCACCGTTGGCCCTTTGACATTAAACAAGAGATAGTTTTTTCTGAGATAGCGACCCAAAACTTAAATGGAGCACAGGGAGTGCGCCAATCTTCTGAGCCTGGATTACAAGCGCTTCTTACTTTTTATGAAGCATGTTGGATGACTAGTTATAGTTCATCATTTACTTCTGATACAGCAATAGTACAAGAGACATGTGAATTAAGTTGTTCAGATATAATTGATGGAAAATCTAATTATCAACAATTTGTAGGTGCTCTAGGATCAAGTGACTCTGGTAATAATCCATATGGACAAGGTGGATCTGCTAGATATACTAATGCTGGTGGTAGTCCAATTATTAGTTAAAAAAAAGAAATATAATGAAAGATAGAGCCTTTAAAGTAGCATTTACGTATTTAGCTCAGACTCCTGATCCTATGAAAGATAAAAATAAGGATAAGGATAAACCTGAGCAAATACAAGAAAGTGAAATGAGAAAAATAATAAAAGAAGAATTATCTAGAGGATATGCTGCTTTATTAGGCTCTTATTTTCGACAATTAGATGCAATCTCTTTAATATCAGCAGGAGATTATGCTTTAAGACATTATTCTCCAACTGGAATTCCCCGTCAAGATTTTACAAAAGAATTATATAAATATAAAAACTATATGTTAGCAAGTCTTAAAGATTTAGCATTTGAAGATAAAAATTCTATAACTGATCAAGTTGTAGATTTTGTTAAAAATAGTACAGAAAAATTAAATAAAGACGAAATAGCTATACACACAAGAGGTCTTTTGTTGAAAATAAGAAAAGATACAAGATCTTATATGAGAAGAATGCTCACAATATCAGAAAAACCTCTTCAATGATTTACTAAATCTTTTAAATTTTCATTTTTTATTTGTTCAGCATTATTATAAATACTTTGTGCTTTAACTAAAAATTTTCTAAAACAAACAGGACAAAAAGAAGTAATGTTAGGATAATCCTTTCCCAAATATTGGGAGGGAGTAACCGTAGTCATTTCTGATTCTTCAAAAATATTTCCACAAATTCCACACTGCATTTCAACTCCTTTATTATTGTTTGTATAATAAATAAAAAATATTAGAAAAATATTTATTTATGGGGAATTAAATGAGTAATACTTTAAGTCTGTGCTTAATTTGTAAAGATGAAGAAAAAAATATAGGAAATCTTTTAGAATCAGTTAAAGGTCCTTTATTTGATGAAATTATATGTTGTGATACAGGATCAACTGATTCCACGATTTCTATTTTAAAAAAATATACTGATAAAATATATCATTTTAAATGGATTAATGATTTTAGTGCTGCTAGAAATTTCTCTTTTTCTAAAGCTACTATGGATTTTCAACTTTGGTTAGATGCGGATGACGTAATTAAACCCGAAGACTATAAAAAATTATTAGAATTAAAACCTAAATTACATGAAAATGATATATATTTAATGAGATATGAGTATGCTCATGATGAATTAGGAAATTCTATTTGTAGTTTTTATAGAGAGAGAATAGTTAGAAGATCATTAAATTTAAAATGGGAGCAACCCATCCATGAATATTTGCCCCTTAACGGAAAAATGAAACAGGTAGATATAGAAGTACATCATTATAGAAATCATTGTAGTTCTGAAAGAAATTTACCCATGCTTGAAGAAATAGTAAAAAAAGATCCCACGAATGCTAGGAATATATATTATTTAGGTAAAGAATTATTTGATGTAAATCAATTGGAAAAAGCTAAAAAATTGCTAACTAAATACATTAGTATGAAAGGAGCATGGATAGAAAATATTTATAATGCTCATTTAAAATTAGCTGCTATTTATCAGACAGAAAAAGATTTTTTTAAAGCTAAAAATCATTGTTTTGATGCGATAAAAATAGAGTCTCAAAAATCAGATGTTTATTGCAAGTTAGGTGAATTATCAATGGATGAGAGTAATTGGAAACTTGCGATTCATTGGTATAAAATAGCGTCTAATATGGAACGTCCTGAGCATATTTTAGATATAATAGAACCAAAATATTATACCTGGTTGCCTCATTTGCAATTATGTGTAGCTTACAATAATGTGGGTAAAATTAAAGAAGCAGCTTTACATAATGAGATTGCTTTAAAACATCAACCCCAAGATCTTAGAGTAATAAATAATAAAAATATTTTTAGAGCAAATATGGGCAAAGATTTTATTTTTGATGATGTAAATGTTTTGAAAAATATTTATGAAATTTATTCAAATGTTGCTCCTCTTAAACAAGAAATATTACAAGATGCTTTAAAGGAAGCTATAAAAGAGTTAGAAACTCCAGTAGAAATATTACCTCCTAAATTTGACAAAAAATTAGGATGGTGTGTGCCTAATGATTCTAAAGCAGGAACGATTAGAATTCGTGCTTTAAATGTTTGTAAGCAATTAAAAAAAGAGGGATATATTTCAGAATTATGCAATTATGAGACAGCTTTTTATTATGATTGTGTAGTAGTGGGGAAAAGTTTTAATGATTTTGATATAAATCTTATTAGAAAATTAAAAGAAGAAAATAAGAAAGTAATTTGCGATCTGAGTGAAGATATTTTAGAATATCCTTATGTAGTAACTATAATAAAAGAAAGTGATTTAGTAATTTGTTGTTCAGAGGAGTTAAGAAAAAAAGCAGCTTTATATAATTCAAATACTATCACGATAGAAGATGCTGTAGAATATTATGAAGAATTGGAAATAGATGAAAAATTTTACAAGAGTAATGATGACTTGAAGATTTTTTGGTTTGGGTATGGAGGGCATTCTTGGCAAGCGGAAAAATTACGATATATAATTGAAGATGAATTGAATATGAAATTATATACTATTCATGAGCATCCTAACGCAGATATTCCTTGGAATTTAGATACTGTTTATGAAGAATTAAAAAAGGCAGATATAATTATAGTGCCGGCTAATTATAAGCGACAGCCCTGTAAGTCTAATAATAGATTGACTCAAGCGTTAGCATTAAAGAAACCAATTATTTGTGAACCATTACCAGCTTATAAATCTATAGTAGCTAATAATATAAATGGACTAATTCTTAGCTCAGGAATGGATGCTGAATGGAGAAAAGATTTACTTCGATTAAGAGATGATAGTTTTTTACGTAAAAAATTAGCAAGTAATGGATTTAAAAAAGCGAAAGAATATAGTTTAGAAAATATATCTGAGCAGTGGTTAAATGTTCTATTATCCTTAGATAAATCAATTTCAAAAGAAATAATAGATGTAATAATTCCAACTAAAAATAATAAAGAAATTTTAGAGGAATGTTTAAAATCTTTTTCTAATAGTTCTATGTTAGAAGAAGTGTACATTGTAGATAATGGAGATGATAATTCTGTAGAAGAAATAGCAAAAAAATATCAATTGCCCTATGAAGTGAGAGACTTATGATAAAAAAAATAATAATTTTAAAACCAAAAAGAGCTTTAAATTTTAGTGAAAGTTGTAATGTAGGGGTAAAGAATTCTAAGAATGAAAAGATAGTCATACTAAATGATGATGTAATTATTTCTAAAAATACGATAGAAGAATTAGCTAAAAATGTAGATGATAATACAGTGGTAGGTCCTGATTCTAATTGTAATTTGGGATTTCAGACTGATTACGCTTATACTGTTAAAGGTATAAAATTAGTACCCGCGATGACTCTAGAGCAAGTTAGGGAGATAATTCCAGATATTTATACTATTGAAGTAATTAGGAAAGAGATTATATCTCGGGACTGGTTAGCATTCTTTGCTGTGATGATGACTAGAAAATTCTTTGAAGATGTCGGTTATATGGATGAAAATTATATTTATGACAGGGAAGATCTTGATATCTGCATTAGAGCAAAAGAAAAAGGTAAAAAATTTCACCAAATATTCTCTAGTTATTGCTTTCATTTTGGAGGAGTTTCCAGAAAAAGAAAACATCAGGAATTAGGTTTAAAACATGATGAAGACTGTAAACATAATTTAGAATATTTTAACAGTAAGTGGAATAAACCGCTTAGAGGACAAACTAAAGATTTAGTGATGATAGATGATGATAGTGGTTTTAAAGATAAACCTAGTTTTGTAATTTTTACTGGATTTGATTCTATTTTTTGGGATGAAAGAGCTTTAGAACAAGGGATTGGAGGTAGTGAAACTCATACAATTAATATAGCAAGAGAGATGGCAAAATTAGGTTATAATGTAAAAGTTTTTAATAATTGTTCTAATCAGCATTTTGATTATAAAAATGATAATGTAGAATATATAAATCATAATAATTTTTTAAATTATATTAAAAATAATAATATAGATTTTTTTGTTTCAAGTAGATGGTCTTATCCTTTTCAATATGAAATAAAAGCAAAATTAAAATTTTTGTTAGCTCATGATGTATTTATTAAGGGGGATAAGAATAATGTTTTTAAAGATAAAGTGGATAAATATCTAGCTTTATCTACTGAGCATAAAAAATATTTAAGTTCTTATCATAATATTCCTCAAGAACAAATTTTAATATCAGCTAATGGTTTAGATTTATCGAGATTTTCTAAAAAAGTAAAAAAGAATCCCCATAAATTAATCTATTCTTCTAGTTTGGATCGAGGTTTTGATGTATTAGCTTTAGATATTTTTCCTAAATTAAAAAAAATTGATCCAAAATTAAAATTATATGTTTTTTATGGTATTGAAGGATGGATAGAAGCTATAAAATGGAAAAAAGAAAATAATCAATTACCTGATTGGGAAATTGAATTATTTGATAGAGTACAAAAAGGATTAAAACAAAAAGATATAATTTTTAAAGGAAAAGTAGACCAACAAACTTTAGCTAAAGAATATCAATCTTCTTCTTATTGGTTTTTTCCAACCCATTTTTCCGAAACATTTTGTATCAGTGCATTAGAAGCAATGGCATCTTCATTACCAATTATTACTTCAAATTATTGGGGTTTGCGTGATACTGTGAAACAATCTGGTATTTTAGTTCCTTATGATGGATCTTGGTTTTATAATAGATCAAAAGAATATTTAGATAAATTTTTATTTGAATCTGAAAAACTTCTAACAGATAAAGAGTATTATAAAGAATGGAGCGAAAAAAGTTTCGAAAGAATAACTCGATTTACATGGGAAAATGTAGCATTTCAATTTCATACTTTTTTTGAAAAAGGAATTTGGAATGAGATTCAATAAATCTTTATTAGAGACTCATCCAGATATTTGTAAATTTTGGCATCCTACTAAAAATGAAGATTTGACACTAAAAGATGTTTCTTTTGGTATGAAAAAAGAAGTTTGGTGGTTATGTGAAAAGGGACATTCTTATAAATTAAGAATATCTCATAGAGTAAATTCAAAACTAGGCTGTCCTTATTGTAGTGGACATAGAGTTACAGAAGAAAATTCTTTAGCAAATGATTCTCAATTAATGAAGGAATGGCATCCTAACAAAAATAAATTAAATCCAAAAAATATTATGCGTGGAAGTAGAAAAATAGCTTGGTGGTTATGTGAAAAAGGTCATTCTTATCAAGCAAGAATAGATCATAAATATTATTCAAAAACAAGATGTCCTTATTGTATTAATGTAAAAGTGGATGAAAATAATTGTTTAGAAACAAAATTTCCTGAAATAGCAAAAGAATGGCATCCTACTAAAAATAATCTTTTAACTCCAAAAGATATTGTTTTTGGTTCTGGAAAAAAAGTATGGTGGTTGTGTGAAAAAGGACATAGCTATCAAACTTCTCCTAGTAGTAGAAATTTAGGTAATACAGGATGCCCAAATTGTTATAAAAAAACTGAAAATAAAGTTAGAATTATTTTTATAAATATTTTTAAAGTTCCTTTTCCTACAAAAAGACCAAAATGGTTGGAGGGTTTAGAATTAGATGGTTATAATGAAAATTTAAAAATAGCTTTTGAATATGATGGAGAATTTCATTTTAAAGGTCATTTTAAAAATGATAATTATTTAGAAAAACAAAAAGAAAATGATTCTTTTAAAAATAATAAATGTGTAGAAAATGGAGTTAAATTAATACGAATTCCTTATACTGAAAAAAATAATTTAGAAGAATATATTTTAAATAAATTAAAAATATGAATAAACAATGGTCAACTTATTTTATTGAGAGTAAGTGGGAAGAGATACAATAAGGAAATTTTATGGAAAAGATTAAAGAAATAGTAAGAAAAATATTAAGTGCAGACGATACTAAAATGAAAAAACATTTTAAGAAAAGAACTCAATATCACATTAATTTGGTAAATAAATATTTAGACAAAATTGCAGATTTACATTTTCCTGAAATTGATAATGATCTTTTAAAAAGAGATTCACATGACAAAAGTAAATTTGAAGAACCTGAGTATACTCCATACCTTCACGTAAATTGGAAAAATAAATTAAAAGATGAGGGAAAAATTTACACTCCTTCAAAAGAAATTGAAGAAAATATGCTTATAGCAACTTTTCATCATGTTAAACACAACAAACATCATCCTGAATTTTGGGATGATACTGCAACCCTTGAGAGTATTAATCCTAAAGATAGAGATTCTGCTCCAGAAAAAATGGTAAACGCTACTAAGATGCCTCTTACTCACGTTGCTCAAATGGTAGCGGATTGGACCGCTATGAATGAAGAAAAAAATAAAGATAAAAATTCGGAAAGATATAGTGCGAAAGATTGGGCAGATAAAAATATTAATGTTCGATGGATGTTTAGTCCAACTCAAGTAAAATTTATCTATAAAATTATAGGATTGATATGAAAATAATAACTCCTAAACACGTTTTTCCTATTACGCATACAAAACCTACCATTTTTTTAGCTGGTCCTACTCTTAGAAATAATCCTAAAGATTTTACTCCTTGGAGAGAAGAAACTATTAAATTATTTTCTAATAAAAATTTTGAGGGTACTCTTTTTATTCCTGAACCCTTTCAAGGATATTATGAAAAACAAATTAGATGGGAAGAGGAATATTTAGACAAATCTAATTATATAATGTTTTGGATACCTCGAAATATGCAAACTCTTCCTGGATTGACAACGAATGTAGAGTTTGGGGAATGGATGAAATCTAATAAAGTTATACTAGGTTTTCCAAAAGAAGCTGAACATATGAGGTATTTAGAATATAAAGCTAAAGAGTATCATATTCCCGTATATAATTCTCTGGAGGACACTGTTGATTATATAATCAAAAAGGGGCTATGTGCTTCAGTCCCTAAATAGGGATCATGGTGAAGATGTCATTTGTGTTAAGGATTAGTAGAAAATAAAATGAAAAAAATAATTTTTGATATGGAAACAGCAGATCCTGATGATTTACTCACACTTTGCTGGCTTTGTTCGCATAAAGAAATAGATTTAAAAGCAGTTACAATAACTCCAGGTACTAAATTGCAAATAGGTTTAGTGAAAAGTACTTTGAGACTATTAGATCATGCACATGTACCTGTACCTGTAGGAGCTTTTAATATAGATCACCCTAAACAATGTGTCTCCACTTTTTATAATAAAATTATGGATTTTATAGAAGAAGAAGCGGACGGAGAAGGATGGAGAGTTATTGAAGATAATTTAGAAGAAGATACTATAGTAGTGACTGGAGCGCCTCTTAAAAATCTTGGAAAATTTCTTAAACTTAGTAAAAAATCAATTGCTTGTTGGGTGGGACAAGGAGGCTTTGCTGGAGTAGGAGTAGTCCCAGAACATCTTATTTTGAAAAAATTTAAAGGAAAGGTTACATGTCCTACTTTTAATTTTAATGGAGATCCTCAAGCTGCTTTAGCTTTATTAAGTAGTGATCGTATTAAGAAAATATTATTAGTATCAAAAAATGTTTGCCACGATGTTTATTATGATAAATCTCATCATAATAGTTTTATTCCTTTCACTAAAGGTATGGAACTTTTTTATAAGATTATGGAAATATATTTACAAAAAAATGATCATAAAAAATTACATGATCCTTTAGCAGCAACAGTAGCTTTAAATAATGATATTTGTTCTTTTGAAGAAGTGGAAGTTTATAGGGAAAAAGGCGAATGGGGATCTAAATTAAAAAAAGGAACTAATACTTTTATAAGTATTGACTGTAATAAAAATTTATTTTTTGAAATTCTTTTATCAATATAGGAGATTTTTATGTTAGGCGCAATTGCAGGAGATATAATAGGATCTCCATACGAATGGAATAATATTAAAACAACATCTTTTGAACTTTTTCAAAAATATAGTCAAATTACAGATGATTCTATTCTTACTGTAGCTACAGCAGATGCTATTTTAAATAATTACTCTTTTTCTATGGCATATCAAAATTTTTATATGAAATATCCCCGTTACGGATATGGTTCAGGATTTGAACAATGGGCAGAAAATCATAGAAAAATACCATATAATAGTTGGGGAAATGGAAGTGCTATGAGAGTAAGCCCAGTAGGGTGGTGTTGTAACTCTTTTGATGAGACTATGAATTTAGCTAAGAGAAGTGCAGAATGCTCCCACAATCATCCTGAAGGCATTAAAGGAGCACAAGCTACTGCTGCAGCTATTTATTTGGTAAGAAACAAAACAGATAAAAAAACTTTAAAAGAAAAAATAATAGATTTATTTGGATATAATCTTAATCGTACCTTAGACGAAATTAGACCTTTATATAGCTTTGATGCGTCTTGTCAGGGCACTGTCCCCGAAGCAATTATAGCTTATCTCGAATCTAATGATTTTGAAGATTGTATAAGGAAAGCAATCTCTTTAGGTGGAGATAGTGATACTTTAGCAGCGATCGCAGGATCTATTGCTCAAGCTGAATATGAAATCCCTGATGGAATAAGAAAGAAATGTTTAGAAAGATTGCTTCCTGAACTTGTAGAAATATTATTAAGATTTGAAGAGAAATTTTTATGAAATACACAATACAAGTAATTTGGAAAATGAGTGCTGATATTGAAGTAGATGCTGAAAATATGGAAAGTGCTCAAAGAAAAGCAATACATGAAATTTCTCAGTATGTAGCAGAAGTGCCGAGTGGAGTGATTCGTTTTTTGCATCCTTCAACCAAATTAACTCCGGATAGTTTGCATTGTAACGATAACAGATGTTTTGAAGGCGAGTATGCTGAAGTTGAGATGATACAAGAGATGTGGGAAAAAATGCATTTAAAAGATGATGAAATTGCAGGAAATGAAATAGATGATGAGATTAGAGAAGCATTTGAAAAAAAATGGTATAAATAATGAAGAGTCAATTACCCCTCCCTAAAGGACGAGGTTTTCTGCGCCGGAAAGATAAAAGGAATTAAAAAAATTTTAAAAAATAAAGGATTCAAAGTAATTAAAACTATGTATTTAAGACCATTTCATCTATTTAAAAATATTAAAAATTTGATAAGTAAAAAACCTCCCATCCCTGAAATATGAGATGGGAGGGAGGAAACCTATGAAGCAAAAAAGTTAGCTTCTTCTAAATAATAAATGAACAAAGGAGGTCAAGTCAATAATTAATTAATAATTTAACTTATTTTGATTTTTGCATAATAAAACTTGGAGTTACACAGAATGGCATTACCTACAATTAATACATTTAGTCTAGATGAAGGAAATATTGAATTATTTTGGAAAGCTTCTCCAAACTCTAACATTAAAAAATGGAACTTATATGGGTCCCCTTCTACTTTAATAAATTTTATCCCCCCAAATAGTGGATTAGTACTCCCAGGATCATTTACTAAAATTTGGTCTGGCATCTCCAATTCAGCTAACGCAATTACTCCAGGATCAGTATATCTTAAAATACCCCGTACTTTAATGGGAATAGATAAATATGATCCCTATTATTTTTTGCTTACTTCTATAGATGAAAATAACGTAGAGTCTGCATTAGAAGTAGATAATTTACACAGTGTTCCTTATGGAGATGATTACTATGTAGATGAAGCAGGACAACCCGTCAATATAGTTTATAGAAATTTTGAATTTGATTTATGGCCTATGTCTGGATGGGATGTAAATAGGTATTTAAATGTTACTACTTTATTAGGACGTCCAGCTAAAGAGATTAAAATTGACGCAACGGGATCAGATGTTTGGGTTAAGTTTAACGCTTTTGGTAATGACGCGAGAAGTATTAGGGGAAGTATTCCTAATGATTTTCATTTAATTCGAGGCGAACTTTTTGTAGAAAAAATTTATTTTAACAATTCTACAAATAATGATGCAACAGTTCGAGTTTTTGTAGCTGGATAACAATGGAAACCCGAAGATTTGCTTCCATTCCCGTTACGGGATATAGAAAAGATTTTTGTGACTATATGGGCTATGAATTAGTAGGACAACAAGGCGACTATTTTTATTATAAAGTCCCAGCAGGGCACATATGTCGTATCTATATAAATTCTGAAAGATGGAAAGAAGGAAAATTTAATAAAGAGAAATTTTTAAGAGATTTAGAATGTGACTGATGATTAATGATTATTATAAAATTTTAAATGTAACTCCCAGTTCTTCCTTAGAAGATATTAAAAAAGCATATAAAAAATTAGCTTTACAATTTCATCCTGATATAAATCCTGGGGAAGAAGAATATTTCAAATTAATTAATGAAGCTTACGATTTTCTTTCTAAAAACCACGAACCTAATACTGGAAAGGAATATCTCAATAATTTATTTTCTGAAATGTTTTCAGAAATATTTCGTTCCAATAAAAAAGTAAAAGCTAAACAATTTTTAAATTTAGATATATCTTTTGAAGAAGCTTTTTATGGTTTTAAAAAAACTTTAAATATTTTTTTAGATGTTCCCTGTACAAATTGTAGCATTATAACTCGAAAAGAATGCAGAATATGTAACGGGGTAGGTTTTATAAAGAAAAATAAAAAAGAAATTTTTACTTTTCCTGAAAAAATATATCAAAATCAAATGTTTTTTTATAAAGATTTTTATGAAAATATTGATTTAGTTATAAAAATAAATATTCTTTTAGATAATGTTTTTAAAGTAAAAGGTAAAATTATAGAATCAGAAGAACAATTAAATGTATTTCAAGGAATTATGGGAGGGATTATCCCCGTAAAAACACCTCAAGGCATAATAGACCTAGAGATATCTCCTAATCAAGTTGAGAATTTTAATTATATTTTAAAAGATGGAGGATTGGGGGGAGATCATATTGTCAAATTTAAATTATATCTGCCCGAAAATTTAACCCCCGAACATAAACGAATGCTAGAGACTATCTTAAATGAAACCAAAAATAAAGACCAACAAGCTTAATTATAATCCCTTATTTATAAAATTTTTAAATTGGAAGGGAGATAAATATAGCATTGAGTTTTGGATGGAAAATTTATTTGAGGATGATATTTTTAGTAGACAAATTGTAAAAGAAAAAATTAAAAATTTAGATGATTTTTATTTAAATTCTCTTACAGATTTTCAAAAAAATTTTAAAGAATATGTTATTAAAACAATTGCTTTTCAAAATATAAGTGAAGAATTTTTAATATGGTTAAATAATGCTTTTAAATATGTAGAAGAAAGTGTGACATATTTAGCTAAAGAAGAAATAAGAAAAATAAAAATAAAAAATTCTGAAGGACGATGGTTTGAATCTATTGTCTGTTATAATTTTATTATGACCTTTAATTATTTTGGAGTGAATATAATTAAAAGATGTCCTATTTGCAATAGTTTTTTTGCACATAAGGGACGCTGGGCAAAATATTGTAGTGAGGGATGTAAGGAACGGGGGATGAAAAAGAAATGAGAATTATATTAGAAAACATAGTAAAAAATGAAGCATCTAAATATCAATTAAAAGAAAGAATGACTGGAGTTTTAGTTAAAAAAAAGAAAAGAGGTACTTATCAAGCTTTAGAGGAATGCACAAAAGAAGAAAATGATATTGTTAATAGCATATTAGATTATCTAAATAATTGGTTGATTAAAGAGATCATGAATGGCGAGGTTTATAAATTATTAATAAGGGAGTTAAAAACTCAACTTATAGTCGAATTGTCTCGCAAAGGATATGATACTATTATCCAAGACATCGTTTGAAAAATTCATATGAATTTTTTATTGTATTTTTAAAATCTATATAGTATCTTAAACTAATGGGTGAGGAATCTTTATTCTTGAATGAAGTGGTCAAGAAATGTCATTCTAATTTACTACAAAAAAACTCTCGCTTAGCGTTAGCATATTTAGTATCTAGAGGGATATCTTTTGATGAAATTAAAAAATATCAAATAGGATATTTAGGTACTAGCTTTGATAATTTGAAATCTCCCCAAAATGAAGATGAGGAAAATTTTAATAAATGGTTGGGGTATAAAGGCAAATTTGTAGCGCAAAGAATAATTTTTCCTATTTACGATGAATTAGAAAGTATAAAGGGTATTGAGACTAGGGCATTGGATCAAAAATCTATGAGTGTTCTACTACCCCAATATATACACCTTCTTAAAGATTCTAATTTGTTCTCTAATGAGATTAGATATAAGAAATTTTATTTGAATAGAAGTAAATATTCTGCATGTTTTTTTGGGGTGCCTTATACATTAGAAGATATTTGGAAAGAAAAAACGATATTTTTAACTGAGGGAATATTTGATTGTTTATCTTTGTTGAAGATATATCCCAATTGTATTTCTTCTTTAACTGCTAATTTAAATAAATTACAAGCAATGTGGTTAAGAAGATATGCAAAAAAAGTAATTTTAATTTTTGATATGGATGAAAAAGGACAAGAATCTATAGAAAAAATTAAAAATTTTTTAGGTAAAGATTTAAATTTATATTCGATTCCTTTAAAGAATAAAGATATTAATGAGACCATTTTAAAAAATGGAGTGAAGGAATTAAAATTAATTATAGAAGATAAGATTACAAGATTTTTTTAAACGAGGAGAGGATTATGTCTTATTTAAAAAGTACATTTAATGTTTGTATATTGGAGATGTCTGAAGATGTTAATATTACAGCTAAAGATATTTATCAAAAGTTGGTTGAAAATAGATTTAGAGAACTCACCCCAGCACAAGAGTTCGGGCACGGTTTTATAGACATAAAAGATATATTTAAAACTAATTTTGAATTTGCAGATTCAATAGGAGACAAATGTATCTACGGGGGATATCGTTACGATAAAAAAATGGTGCCTAATGTACTAGTAAAAAAATTATATCTAGAAAAATTAAGAGAAAAAAAGAGTCAGGGTGAAAAATTAAATAAAGTGGACAAAAAAATCTTAAAAGAAGAGTGTAAAGCTCAATTAATTATGAAAGCTTTCCCCAAACCTAATTTAATTTCTTGGATTTGGGATTTATCTAACTATAAGTTATATTTAGATACAAAAAATATTAAGGTGATAGATAATTTTTTAGCTTTGTTTTCTGATGCTTTTGATAATATTCCTCTTACCTTATTTAATATGGGATTAGAGGAAGATCAATTAGAAAATTTTTTAGAGTGGTTATGGAAAAAACTAGAGAAAAAAGAGAAAGATTTTGAAATTGATGATGATATAATATTAGATACAGGGGATAAGACTCTTTTTAAATTTAATGGACCTACTTTGGAGCTTTATTTATCAGAGATAGAATCTATAAAAAATAGTAAATCATTTAAAAAATTAAGTACTACTATGCTTATTGATGAAGATGCTTATAGAATTAGTTTTAATAGTAAAAATTTGATTTTGACAGTTAAATTGGTTGAAAAAATTAAACATGAATCTGTGGAAACAGCTATATTAGATAATTTGGATCGGATACAACAAATACAAGAAAAGATAAAAACTTTTGTTACAGATTTTTTAGGAGGTATTAATGAGTGAATTAGGTTTTTTTAAAATTTTTATGATTTATTTAATGGAGACTTTAGGTATTTCTTTGGGCATTTTTTTTGTATTATTTTTAATTATAGTGCTTTTAATTTTGCTTAATATGTGGAGCGAGAAAAGAAAATGGGGGAGATAAGGGATGCAATTAAAATTAGATAGAGTTAAATTAAAGAGAATTTTGACTTTGATGCGAATTGGGTTAGGGGATTCTAAAATAAATATTTTATTAGACCATTTCTTATTTGAAATAAAAAATAAAATGCTTACTATTAAGTCCACTAACGCACAGATAGCTACGATTTGGACTGATAATATAGAGAATGAAGAAGATTTTTCCTTTACTTTGCCGGGTTTGATTCTATTAGGATTAATAGGATCTTTAGATAAAGAAGAGATCACTTTAGATTTTAATCCTAGTACATTAGAAATAAAATTAATTTCAGATAATTATGAATGGGAAACTGTTTCGGGTAGAGTATCTGATTATCCTAAAATAGAGATCCCCGAAAATTTAAAAGAAATTAAACTACCTTCTAATTTTTCTACATTGTTAAAAAATGTAGCTTTTTCAATATCTGATGATTTAAAGATGATGGATTTGAACAGTCTTTGTATGGATATAAATAAAAATTCTTATGCAGGATTAAGATTAGTTGCTACTGATAGGATTAGATTAAGTTGTGTTAGTGCTAAAATTGAGACAGAGGATTCTTTACAATTTATTATTCCTAAAAGTTCGGTATTAGAATTAATTAAATTAGAACCCTCCACCTTACTTTATAACGAAAATTCTTATAAAATTTATTTCAAACCAGAAATAGATTTTGGAGGCAACTTAATTTTTCAAACTAATTTAACTAATGCTAAATATCCTGATATTTATGCTTACCTGAAAGATTCTTTTGATAATGTTAAAACAATAACTGTAGACAAAAATAATTTTATTGATTCTTTAAAAAGAATTAAACTCATCTCTGATAAAATAAAAAGAGTGGGATCTATAAGCATAAATAATAATAAAATGAATTTATCTACTTTAAATAATTTAAATAAAGGTAAAGAATCTTTAAATATACAATCTGAAATAAACGCTACTTTTGATTGTAATATTGATTTTATTTTAGATTATCTTTCCACAGAATCTGCTTCTATAGTAAATTTTAAAGTCATTGAAAACAAATGCTTAATTTTTGATAAAGAAAATTATCGTTACGTACTTTCTACGAGATAATCTATTAATTTAGGACTGAAAATGGGGATTTACGCACTTACTCAGAAATATCGTCCATTAATTTTTAAAGACATTTTAGATCAAGAAGGGATTATAAGAGTTTTAAAAGGTTTGTTGAAAGCGAATAAATTTTCAATGCCTTTTATGTTTGGGGGATGTTTTGGAACGGGGAAGACTTCTTTAGCTAGAATTTTTGGACGAGCTATATTATGTGAGCATTTGACTCCAGATATAGAACCTTGTAATGAGTGTACTAGTTGTAGAACCTTCCTAGAAGGGTCTAATCCTGCTTATACAGAGATCGATGCTGCTAGTAATGGCGGAGTAGAGGATATAAGAAAACTGCGAAATGATGCTAATTTTAGAGTTCTGGGCGGGTATAAAAATAGAGTCTTAGTTATTGATGAGTGTCATTCTATTAGTAGAATGGGTAATGAAGCTCTTTTAAAGCAGTTGGAGGACAATATAGATAATCAAATTTATATTTTTTGTACTACTGCTCCCGAAAATATGAATGAAGCTGTAAGATCAAGATGCTTCGAATTCAATTTAAATCAAATTTCTAAAGAATCTATTTTTAATAGATTAAAATTAGTTTGTCAAAAAGAAAATATACTCTATACAGAAAATTCTTTAAAAACTATAGCTTCTATAGATGCTCCCCATGTTCGAGATGCTTTGAAACATTTAGACTATTTATCTAATTTTGGGGAAATTACTGATTCTGTCGTTTCTAATTATTTTAATTTGTCTACCCAAATAGAGTATCTGAAAATACTATTACATTTAAAAGATAATTTTTTGGAGATGTCTAATATTCTCTATAATTTAATTTTAAAAAGAAGTATTCCTGATATTTACAAGGGATTAGTAGAAACTCTTATAAAAATTTATAAATTAAATTTTGGGGTAGATACTTTTAATAATCCAGAAGAATTAAATTTAGGTAAGCAATTACAAAATTATTACGGGGAAGAGATTTCAAAAATATTAGATGATATTTTGAATTATACTCATTCTGCTGATGCATTAAATTTAGAAGCAGATTTAATGATTTTGCATAAAAAATTGAATGGATGTTGCATACAATTTAAAGAGATGCCTATAATTGCTTTGCCTAAAATTGAAAATAAACAAATAAATAAAAAGGAGGAACCTGAAAATATAGAAAAAACATCTGCTATTTTAAATAGATATAAATCTTATTCTGAATCTCTAGCAATGATGATGGAGAGAAGCAAAAATTCCAATTCAGTAAATTCACTTTCGACTGTAGAATTAAAAAAGACAAAAGATTTTAAATCAAATTTGTCTAAAAAAGATATAAAAACTTTTATTAATTCAAAAAGGTCAACATCTTGAATATGACTTCAAATTTCACACATAATAATAATACTACTAAGAATTGGATAATAATGCAATTGAGTGAAAAAGGAGAGATCATTTTAGAAGAAGAACCTTTTATTATTGAAAATCTTCTTAAAAGATTAGTAGGACCCACTTATTTTTTGCCTCTTTATTATGACAAAACTAAAAACTATGATAACAAAATTTTCCTTTTTAAGGGATATATTTTTATAGAATATATAGAAAGTAATCTAAATGCTTATAGTCGTCTGACACAAAGTCCTTATTTCATTGGTCCTTTAGTAGTTAATAAAAAAATGCATTTACTTCCTGAAGAACAAATAAAAAAAATGAAAAGGCAAATGACCCGTTTAATAAGACCTTTAATAAAAATAGGAGATAAAGTAAAAATTTTAGATGGAAAGTATAGAAATTTAGAAGCTACTGTATCGGAGTATTATAAGAAAGAAAAAGAAGCAGATTTAGCTATTGAGTTAAAATGTATGAATATAATTGTTCCAAGAATTCCAATTGTGAATTTAAAGAATTTAAGCAAAGAGGAAAAAAATAAAGACTCTTTACAAGAGAAGGTGCTTGAGTTATTGAGAGAATTTTCAAAAGGTTTGACTAGAAAAGAGATTATCCACCATTTGACATTAGAAGAAAAAGAAAAATTACGACTATCAACTTGTTTAACTAGAGCAGTACAGAAAGAACAATTATTTTCCAAACTGAATGAAGCAAATCATTATGTATTTTTAATTAAAAATTAAACTAATTTCAAATGGGGGTAATTCATGTCGATCTATATAAAAAGTATAGATTCTAGCGAGTTGGAAAATCGATTCTCGAATGAAAATAAAATGGGATATTTAGAGGATAGTTTTCCATATACTTTTAAAGATTTAGAACCATACTTAGAAATGCTCCCTAAAAAAGAATACGATCTTATCATAATGTATTACATTTTAAGAAAAGAACAAAAACAAATTGCTAAAATTTTAAGACTTACTCAAGGAGGTGTCTCACATAGAATTAGTAGAGCTAAAGCTCGATTGAAATTTTTAGTAAAAGTACCCAAATTTACTGAAGAAGAATTAAAAATGGATCTAAAAACTATTTTTAATGATTTGGACTTAAAAATTCTTTGGGGCTTGTATGAAACTACCTGTCAAAGTGAAGTAGCAAAACAAGTAAATATGACTCAAAGTCGCATAAGACACCGCTTCATGAAAAATTTAGAATGTTTAGAAAAAGTAAAAGATAATTATTCATATAAAAAATATTATAAAGCTTTTAAACTTATAAGTCAAAATAATTTTAATATTCTCAGAGAGATCCGTTTACCAAAATGGGCCACAAAAAATTTATCTTATATTGATGTTTGTTAAAATTTCAAATAATTAATTAATATTTACGCTTCTTCTGAGGTTTAAATATGAAAAACAGCAAGAAACGTCTTGAAAATATAATTAATGCGTATACGTCTAATTATGTAACTCCGATAGACTATAACATGTACCCGGATTTACAGCAACAATACTACCCGGATCAAGAACAGTCGTACACAGATTTGCAAACTTTGGATTCTCCGCATGGAGAATTAACTTTTAACGAGAGATATAAATTAGTCTATCCGGGGGAATGGTCGAATCCAGAGTGGGCGGGCGGTAATTTTTTATCTCCTTACAAAAATGATTTAACTAATATGACTAGAACACCCAATGATAATGTATTATTACAATTGACTTCTTCAGAGATAACAGATTTAGGGCATTCAAAATCGAGTGCGGTAGATAATTTTTTATCTCCGAAAGAAGAGATTATAAAAATATCTTCAGCTATGGATCTTTCTGATTTTATGAGATTATCTGAGGATACGCTTATACATAGGAGTAAAAAAGATCTTTGGAGAGTATTTAAAGATGCTGATAATAATACTTACATTAAAAGACTTTTTGATGGGGAATTAATAGGCGAGTAAATTTTTAAAGGATTTTAGGAGCAAATCAAATGGCAAATATGGGCGATTTAGATAAGTATTTAAATGAGTCAGGAAAAATATCTGATTATAGTTGGTTAGATATAGATCCAAAAGATTATAAAAATATACCTTTTAATTCTATTCCTGAATATATTGCTATTCCTAAATTGGAAGAGCAATGGAAGCATCTAAAAGATAAACATAATAATCCTAATTTAACACCTAATATGGATTTAAATTATAATAATAAAATACCCGATAAAACTAATAACGACACAAAAGATCTTTTAGATCATATTAAAAAACAAATGATGTCTGGGAGAACGGGGAAAGAATTAGTAGAAGATATCTATTCTAGAGCTGATCTTAAAGTTATTAAAGCTGCTATGGGGAAAATAACAGAATTGCTCAAAGAACAAGGTCTTTTAGGGAACATTTATGTAGATCCTACTCCTTTTTCTAAATGTGTAGAAGGAGCTAATTTTACAGACAAGAGAAATAAAACTGCAAGATACGTAAAGGAAATATCTGCTTGTTCTGATTGTATTTTTAACAAAAAAGAACGTTGCGAAGTATATAAAAAAACCATTGCTTCTGATATTGAATATGATGAAAATTTATTATCCTTTTATGCTAAACATTTAAGTAATCTTCGAGGAAAAGAAATTGTAATTAATTCTAAAGAAGAATTAAAAAAAGCTTTTTTAGAAAAGATTGTAGTAAAAGTAAAAATTGCTGAAAATAAACCAATCGAAAAATCAGAAGAAAAAACTTTAGAAGACAAAAAGAAAGAATTTGAAGAACAATATAAAGATTTAGAGAAGCAATTATCTAATTTTCCTACTGATAAAATCAGTAAAGATATAGCTAATCTCCTTATTAAGGGATATTCAGGCAAGATAATTAAAAGTTATATAAGAGAAAGATATTCTGAAGAAGAATTTAAAAAAAATAAAAAAACTTTTGATAATATTTTATTAAAGCAAGGATCTTTAGGTAGAGTATATATTGAATCAGATTTAATTCCACAAGAGAATTGTGCTGCAGCTAAAGATTATGTAAAACAAAATGCTTCAGATGTAAAGTATATAGTTGTTTCTCCACAAAAACCTTTTTGTAATTGTAGAGAAAATCATTCTCCGTCGGGGACACTTTGTCGAAATTTAAATAAAACAATAGTGCCTGATGTGAATAGTATTCCTGCTCAAGCTTGGGTAAAAGAATTAAATAAATATCCTGAAGTTATAGCAGAAAAAGTATCTTCAATTTTTGAAAAGGATAAAATACAGGGATTGCGATTAGCTTTTCTATCTAATGGGTTAACAATTACAAATAATTCAAAAATTGTAGAAAGTTATGAATTATCCTCTTGTTTAGACAATACTAGTTATACTCCTAAATCTTCCGAAAAAATTATATTAACTTCTAATAAAATTGCTAATGCTTTGAATAAAGGTTTCAAAATTTCTAGTATAATGAATATGGGAAAGAAAATTGGAATGAGTGAAGAAATTTTATTAGAAAAAATAAAAAAAGCTTTATCTAATTTAGATTTTATTAAGAAATATCAATTAGATGTACCTGTGCTTATGCCTAAAAATTTAAAAATAGTAACTACTCAAAAAGATATATCTATTGATATGAAAAAATCTTTTGAAGTTATTTTAGATTCTAAAGTTAATTCTTCATCTGCTCCTACAGATAATTTGTTAGCTAGTATGAATTTGCAAGCATCTACTTTAGATGTGGGTGAATTTCATAAAAAGAAAAAAGATTTAGAGATTACAGGATTAAATCAATTTTCAATTGATTAAAAGAGAAGATTTAAAAGTGACTGGAGTATTTAATGACCAAAGATCAATCTTTGCAGAAAGATTTAGTTACTAATTCAAAACTTACAGAAATTAAAACTTTAAGAACTCTTCCTAAAAAAGAAGATATCGTAAGAAATGATGCTTTAATAAAAGGTCTTCTTGGGGATGAGAATATTTATGATTTAGTAAATACTGTTTTAATTGAGTTAGCAGAAGAAACCGCTTCTCTTAAATTTGAAAGAATAAAATTAGAAGAAAGAGATCAATCTACGGGCACTATTTCGGTAAGAAGAGCACAAGTTTTGAAAATGGTGATGGATGCTCTTGTACAAAGAAGAAATATAGCTTTAAATGATTTTATTAATTTAAAATCTCCTCAATGGCAAATAATTTTTAGTCACTTAATGCTTAAAATTCGACAAACTTTTTTGGATTTAAATTATAATACCGAACAAATAGAATTATTTTTTCAATCTCTCCAAAAAAATTTAGAAGGTTTTGAAGAGGAAGCAGAACAAAGATTAAAAGAATCGTGAAAAAAGGAGAAACTCATCAAACCTAATTATCCTCCTACTACTAATTTCAATTCTAATTCAATAAGTAGATTAGCTTCTAATTTTGCAAAAGATGCAGGAAATGAATCTGATATTAAAGATATTATTACTTTTTTAGAAGCGCCTTGGGGACTTAATCTTAATGAAAAAACTCTTCCTCTAATGCCCGGTCAAAAATTTATTTTGAAGTTATATTATAAAATACCTTTAAATGATAAGATAAAAACAATAATAGTAAGAGATAAATTTAATGAGCATATCTTATATGAATTTACCGAACAAGAGTATTTAAATTATTTATATAATGAGGGTAGATGTAATATAAGATATATAGATGATAAGGTTAGGAATGAACTAGTACTAATAATAGGAAGACGAGGAACTAAATGTGTTTGGGAATATTCTGAAATTACTACTACGGAAGGTACATTAAATTATCGAGAACTTTTAGATAGATTAAAAAAAGGTGAGAAAATAGGAATATTCACTTACGATGAGAATTGGAATAAAAAAATAACTTATGATATATTAGCAGAGAATAATGGGATACAGGAAACAGTGAAAGTTACTACTACTTTAGGTAGAAGCGAAATAGTAACTAAAAATCATCCCTATTTAGTGTGGCAGAATGAGCAGGAAGAACCAGGATGGGTAGAAGCTAGTAATTTAAAAAAAGGAGATTTTGTTGCAATAGCTTCTTCTCAAGATTTATTTGGTACAGCATCTATTGGAGAAATTAGAGCAGAAATGCTTGCTCATCAATATGGTATAGAAAAAAATTCTTATAGACATAGAAAAATTCCAGATGTAATTAAAAAATCTCCCAAAAATGAATTAAAAAAATTTTTAAATATAATTTTTTATTATACTACTCAAATAGAAATGAGAAAAAATACAGATAGGGGATTTTTATATTTTTATTATCCTTTTAAAGAATTTGTAGAAGATATACAAAGAGAACTTTTAAAATTTGGAATTATAACATTAATACGCCCTCCAAAAAGTAATTTATCTTTTTGGTCTCTTGCTATAGCTAATAAAGAAAATGTTCTTAGATTTGAAAAAGAAATAGGTATATTTAAAAAAGAAAAAGAATTGAGTGTATTAGCAGGAAGTGCAAAAAGGAGTACAGCTCAATTTAATGCGTGGAGTGGATTACCTCCCGGTGCTTATTTGAGAGCAAAATACACAAGATTTGGAAGTAGAAGATTTTCTGTAGGAAAAGTACACAAAGTTAAAGATGAGTTAATGCTAAATTTGGTTAATGCAAAAGTATATTGGGATACAATAAAAGAAGTTAAAGATGTAGGAAGAATGCCAACAGTTTCTTTGGAAGTAAAAGGAACAAATATAATAGGCAATGATATTATTTCTCATAATTCTACCATATCTTCTTGGATAGCTGCTTATGAGACTTATAGAATATTAAAAATATATCATCCTCAAAAATATTTTGGATTACTTCCTGATGCTGAAATTCAATTAACTACTATTGCTACTACGGAAGATCAAGCTAATACTCTATTTAGAGTAATTTTAGGACATTTTTCACAATGTAATTATTTTCATAGATACATGGGAAAACCCCTAGCAGATAAAGTTTTAATTAGAAGTAGAAGAGATATAGAAAAATATGGAGATGAGGGAAAATCTTCTATTATAGTAAGATCATCTCCTTGCTCTGCTAGAGCTATGAGAGGGGTGGGTAATTTATTAGTTATAATGGACGAACAAGCTCACTTTGTAGATGAAAAGACACAGTCTAATAAATCAGACAAAGCAGTATATGATGCTATTACTCCTTCGGTAGCTACTTTTAAATCAGAAGGAAGAATTATAAATATTTCTTCTCCTTTGACTAAATCAGGAGTGTTGTGGGATTTACATAATTTAGCCTTGGAAGGAGCTGAACATCTTTTGTTGGTAAAAGCTCCTAGTTGGGAAATTAATCCTTATTTAACTCCAGAATTTTTTAAATCTAGATATAAAGCTGATCCTTTAGTTTATGAGTGTGAATTTGGAGCAGAATTTTCAGACAGAATAAGATCTTGGTTGCCCGAAGAATATTTAAGAAAAGTAATCGTTCCTGAATTAAGACCAAAAAAAGTAGGATTATCTAGGACTCCTCATTTTTTAGGATTAGATGTAGGATTCAAAGAAGATGGTACTGCTATAGCTGTTACCCATATTACACAAATAACTGATGAGGAAGGAAAAAAAGTAGATAAAATAGAGTTAGATTATATTGAATCTAGACAAGCAGGCGTTGCTCCGTATGAAAATTTAGATATATTAGATTTTGAATCTATTGCTGATTGGATATCAGAAATTTGTTCTAAATTTCATGTGGTAAAAGGTCTTTTAGATCAACATAATGGTATAGTAGTAGCTCAAAATTTGAGTAAGAGACGATTACCTCAATTTGATCTTATATATCACACTAGAAATTTTAATTCTGAAATTTATCAAAATTTAATGATGTTAATAATCGACAGAAAATTAAGATTGTATAATGTAAAACCTGATGAATATACAGATGGTGCTCTTATAAGCGAATTACTTAAATTACAAGTAAAACAACATTCTAAAAATGTAATTGAAGTAGAATCCCCTAGAATGAAAGGAAGTCATGATGATTTATCTGATGCTTTAGCTCGAAGCGTTTGGTTAGCATCTGATGCTTTGAGAAAAGGATTAGTCTCTGGAAATATGTCTACTTCTAGTAATAGGCATACTTATATGCAAACAACTACACAATATCAAGTGATGAAAAATAAATTACATAATGTAATTGATACTAAAAGAAATTCACGTCGTCAACGTGCTAATAATTGGATGACTAAAAATGGTAGATAAGAATATTTCTTCTATAAATAAAAGAAAACAAAACAATGAAAAATTTTCTAACATAGATTCTAAAATTAATATATTAAAGAAAGGAATAAAAGAATTGCAAGAAATTTTTTATTCTATATATAAAGAGAATGAACTTTCTAATAATAATAAACTTATATTTATTAAGAGGGGTATAGATAAATTAAATTCTGCTTCTAGATATATATTATCTTTGAGGCTTGAAAAAAAAGAAGACCCTATAGAATTAGATAAAGAAATAAAAGATTTATATACTAAAATTTGTAAAGATATTTCTATTTTAGATGACAAAATATTTAAGTTATATAATTTAGAAAATTTTAATAAAACAAATAATTATGTAGGATCTCTTAAAAGTAATTTAGATAATTTAAGATTGGGTTCTGATTGTCTTAAAAGATTAGATATCAATGAGATTGTTGATACGAAAAAGGATTAATTAACTTGAACAAAAATCCGACTTTTAAAAATAAAAGATATGCTACTGTTTCTACAGGATTTAAAAAACGTGCTGGAGGAGGCGAAAATATTCATGAGGCGATGTTTAGTGATTTTTATTCACCAATATTGTCTAAAGATTTCCTCGAACTTCCACAAAACTTAAAAGAACGTAGAGCTTGGTATAGATTTTTTTATGCTTATAATGAAATGGTACGTAGATCAATAGATTTACATAGTGAACTTCCTCTATCTCGAATTAGACTCATACCGCCTAAATGTCAAGATACAGAAAAATCTCAATATATTTTAACTTTTTTTCAAAGTATGTCTGATAGACTACAACTATTTAAAAAATTATTAGCTCTTTCGCATGAATATTATTTGATGGGAGTTTGTTATATTTTTTTAGAAGATGGTTCCGAAAATGGTCCTCAAAATGATCCTCTTTTCAATATTGATTCTGTTCTACAAATGTCTAATGCAGCTAAAGAATTAAGAAAAAAATACGATAGTCAATTACCCGATTACCAAGGTCTAGAAAGAATACAAATTCTTCCTCCTGATATGGTAAAAATTACTAGATGGCAGTTTACAGATAAAATTAAAGCAGAATTAGTAGTCCCTACTGACACTAGAAATATTATTAGACAAATGGCGACTAATCCATATATGGAAAAAGATATGGAAGAAATTTTAAAAGATATGCCAATTGATTTAAAAGAAAGTTTAGAGTCTGCTCAACCCCTATTCTTTGAAACAGATCCCTATAAGGGATCTCATTTAGTAGAATTAATGCGAAAGACTGGAGATTATGAAGAGGCTGGATCTTCTATCTTAGATTCTTGTTTGAGATCCTTGCTATTGATGGATAAATACAGACAGGCCCAGTCACAAATTGCATCAAGGCATATGACTCCTATGAGGGTAGTATCTGCTCCTAAAGCATCGTGGGATGATATAGACTCATTGAGAGAGCAAGTAGATGCTTCATTAGTAGATCCTGATTATTCTATTATTGCTAACTATGAAATTATATGGAATGAGATGGGATCTGATGGACGTATTTTACATTTAGCAGATGAATATGCTGAATTAGAAAAGCGTTTATCAGCTGGATTAGGTGTCACGGTAGGACTTTTGACTGGAGAAGCAACTTATGGAGGAGAAAAAATTTCTTTAGAGATTATTAATACGCAATATATGCTTTTTAGAGAAGTAATTCAGGATTTTGTAGAGAATCATATTTTTAAACCAGTAGCACTTAAAAAAGGTTTTTGGGAATATGATAAATTTGGCAACAAACAATTATTATATCCTAAATTATCTTTTACTCGATTAGCAATTAGAGATAATGATGCTATTTTTAATCAATTATTCGATTTATATCAGAAGGGATCATTACCTTTATCTTATATTTTAGATTTATTAGGTTTGGATGCAATTTCTGCTAAAGAAGAGATGGAAAAAGATATGCTGACAGTAAATGACTCTCGATTTAATGATATTTTGAATGCTTTAGCACAACCTATAGCGGATCAGGTAGTAGAAAATACAGATTTAGCAGAAAGGGTAGCTAATTACATGAAGCTAAGATGGAAAGCTCCAGAAGCAGGAGAAGAACCTGTACCTGGCGAAGAACGTTTTAAATAAGGAGAGTCATTTATTATGAATAAAAATTTTTTGAAAAAAGTATTAGCTATAATAGAAGAAGATACTAAATTTGACCCAAAACAAATTGAGAAGGGCATTGAAATAGAAGAAGAACATAAAAAGACAATAGAAAGAATTATAGAGGATGTTAAAAAAGAAGATATAAAATCTTTAAATGAGTATTATAAAGGAATTTCCCTCGATCATCTTAACGAAGCTCCATTATATTATATAGCTCCTGATGGGACAAATAGATTAGAAGAATTAGAAGATAAAGCGAATGAAGATTTAAATAAAAAATCAGCTGAAAAAGAAATATATCCTTTAGCTGAAAAATTAAATCCAAAAGAAAAATTACAGGTAGCAAAAGAATTGTTAGAGAACATTCCTGAAGCTTTATCTGGTTCGGGGTTAAGACCTATTTCTTGGAATTATGAAAGTTTAGAATTTCATATTGAAGATGAAGAAGAAGGAAAAGAGTATAAAATAAATAAAGAAAAAGCATTGCATGGGTTGGACAAATTTATAACTGCTTTAAAATCACATAAATTACCTGGATTGCATCTCAATGAAAAATCTACAACAGGATCTTTTGATGCTGAAGCAATTTCTGCTTATGTACAATATATAATATTTGGTAAAGTAATTTACGGATAATAAAATGCCTAGAAAAAAATATAATCCCGATGGGGGAAATGAATATTCTGCTCCTCAAGAAAAACCACCTCGTTATGATTTGAGGAGAAAACATAAAACATTAGACGATCCGCTAGATAAAAAAGATCGTTCAAAAGAGGAAAATGATATGAAACTTTCTGAAGAAATTGATATAAAAAAATTGTCTGAAGAAGAAGAAATTATATTAGCTAAAAAAATAGCTCTTAAAAGAATTAGAACTGCTGGCGAAATAAAACATATTAAAGATACATCTGACACAGATGTTAATAGACAATATATTAAAGGATTTCCTCTTAAAGAAGAAGGCATGAATTCTGTTGCAGCAACATATAAATGTTTGGGCACAGCTTTTCAAAATATGGTAAAAGCTAACAATATTTTTGCAAAAATTAAATCTTCACAAATATCTCCAGATGGACGTATGGGGGGAATTGGATTTGTCAAAGGGATCAAAGATATTAGAGCAGCTTTATCTAATACTGTAAATGTAGTAAGTGAATTATTAGATACTTTTTATGATGAAATTAATTCTCCTCATTGGAAAAAACAAACAGAAGAAATGGAATCTTTTCAAAAAACAGTAGAAGAAGCAGATGATATTATTAATCAAGCAGAAGAAGGTTTAGAAAATAATAAAACAGAATGATATTTGATTTTTTATAAATTTTTTCTTTTATTGTATAATTTCAAATAAAAGGAAAAATTTATATGACAAAAGATCAACATAACAATATTCAAGAAGTAATTTCTAAAATAGAAGAAATTAGAAATTTTTATCAAAAAGGTAGTTCTCTTAAAGATATTTTAAATCATTTTAAATTTAAAATTAATCCAAAAACTTTAAGAAAAATTATGATTCAAAATAATATTTCTATAATACATTTTTGGAATAAAGGTTTAACTAAAAATCACCCTAAAATAAAAAAATCTATTCAAAAAGGTTCTGAAACTCAAAAAATAAATGGTAAATCAAAAGGATATAATAATGCTATGTTTGGAAAACCTCCTCCTCATAGTAAAGCAGGTTTTAGAAAAGATTTAAATCATTATGTACGATCTAGTTGGGAAGCTAATTTTGCTAGAATATTAAAATATTTAAATATTTATTATGAATATGAAAAATATACTTTTTTTTTAAAAAATGGACATTCTTATACTCCTGATTTTTATATTCCAAATAAGAATAAATTTTATGAGATAAAAGGATATGCAAGAAATAATAAATATCTTTCTTTTATAAAAGAAAATCCAAATATCAAAATTGTTATAATAAATGAAAAATTTTACAATAAATTAATTAAATTATTTTCAAATAAAATAATAATAGAAGACAATGATACTTTTTTTACAAAAGAGGAAGTTAATAATCTTTTTTTAAAATTATATTCCGAGGAAGAAAGTTTTTTATCTGTTAGTATTTTTATGAAAAAAATCGGAATACATCAAAGAACTATAGAAAAAATGTTTGGTTCTATGGAGTCTTTAAAAATTGAAAATCAAGAAAAATTAAGAGAAATAGATAAAGAAAAATTAAAAATTAAATTTTTAGAATTTATTAGTAAATTTAAGAAATATTCTACTTATATAGAATTTAAAAATTTTTATCCTAAATTTCCAGCTATTTTATATAAAGTATATAAAAATCATAAAATTTCTTTTTTAATAAAAGATTTAGATTTAAAAATAAATTTAAATAAATACAAAACGCCTGTATATTGGACTGAAAATGAAGATATAATTTTAAAAAAATATTATAAAAATATAAAAAATTTATATATATTATTACCTAATAGATCAAAAAAAAGTATAAAACATAGATTATCTTTTTTTAAATTACTTAAAACCAAAAATAAATGGACTGAAGATGAAATTTTATTATTAGAAAAAATATATTCTTTTGAAAGTAAAGAATATATTTTAGAAAAAATAAAAAATAAAAATTGGAAAAGTATTCAAGATAAAGCTAGTCGATTAAAAATAAAACGTAATTTAGGAGAAAAAAATTTATGCAGGGAGTATTAATTTTAGGTGGCCTTGGAACTCGTTTAAATTTATTCACAAAACGTGTTACAAATAAAGCATTAGCTTTAGTTTATGATCGTTTAGTATTGGAATATCCTTTAAATACATTAGTAAAAGCTGGAATTACAGACATAGTTTGTATTTTAGGGGGAAGATATAATGGACAAGTGGTTTCAGTTTTAGGTGACGGTAGAGAATTTGAAATTAAAAAACTTACTTATGTCCATCAAAATGAACCCAAAGGAATATCTCATGCAATCTATCAAGCTAAAGGCAGCATTCATGATAAATGTGCTGTGATTTTGGGAGATAATTTTTTTGAGGAAGACATATCCAAACAAGTAAAAGAATTTGAATCTCAAAATAATTTAGGTTGTGGACTTTTTTTAAAAGAAGTATCTGATCCTGAAAGATTTGGGGTAGCAGAAGTAGATTTTGTTGATTTAGAATTAGATATTCTTAATTCAGGTTTAAAAATAAACAATATTATAGAAAAACCTAAAAATCCCCCCACTAATTTAGCTGTCACTGGATTATATTTTTATGACAATACTTTATTTGATCGAATTGAAACTTTAAAACCCTCAACTAGAGGAGAATTAGAAGTAACCGATTTAAATATGACCTATGTGAAAGAAAATAAATGCATAGGTTATAAAATAAATTCTTTTTGGACAGATATGGGCATTTTTGATAGTATATTAGATACTGCTAATTTTGTCAGAAATAATAATTTCAAATTAAGTTATGAAATTGATGCTTGGAAAAAAGTATAATTTTTTACTAATATATCACATTATTCTGTAAAAATAATTATTTTACTAATATTTATTCTTTTCTAGTATTTACAGATGTAAAAGCTAAGGATTTTATTAATGGACCAAGTTAAAAGAATCGTCACTTCTTTTTTAAATTCCTCTGAGGGATATTTTCATACACAGAGAATTATAGAAGATCAAGTCAAACAACCTCGTAATCTATATGGACCTATGAGTGATAGACCTGAAAGATGGAATTATGCGGATGTTAGAGATATTACTAAAGAAGATTTAAAGAATATCGTAACAGCAGCGCATTCTTCTTTAGATAAAGATCTTTATACAATAATTCCCAGTACTGCTTTAAATGCAGCTTTGCAATATACTATTCATACTTTAGATAATGGGAAGTTTCAATCAAAAATAAACAGCCCTACTTATGAAGTATTATATAAGGTTTTAAGTTCTAAAGTAAAAAGTGGAGTTTAAGAAGATGAGTAAAGTATACAGATATGATGGTAAAAAAGTTATAGAAATGGAAGATGATAAGGAAATAACTACTTATAAATCTTTAAAAGATTTTATAGATGAAGAAATGATAGATACTCTTTATATGGAATTATCTCATGGACATAATTTTCCTATACATGTAAATGAAAATTCTATTAAAGGTATTATTCAAAAAAATCTTTTAGAAGAATTAACAGAAAAATTTGAAAAAAATAGTGAAATTTCTGATAGAGATATGAGTAGGTTTATTACTAATTTAGAAAGAAAATTCAAAACATTTGGTAAAAAATTAAATATTGATATAGAAGGTTTTATTTATAAAGTTATTCCTACATATATAAATAATGAAAATAATGTAAAAATTGGAGGAGATATGTTTAAGACAATTAAAGAAGCAAGAAGTTTTACAGCTCATTTAGACAGTTTAGCTAGTGAGATTGAACAAATTGAAGGTATCGCACCAGAAATGAAACAACATTTAGCATATCGTATAGATCGTTTATCTGATCTAATCGAAGTTTCAGCTCTTAAAGAAGAGAAAACTGCTGCTATAGAAAAAGAAGCTATGGGAATTGGTAGTGGATCTTGGGCATATGATGAAGATGAAGCTCGTTATATGAGTTCTTTTGGAGGTACAGGAGCTTTAAAACGTGATCCAGACGAACCTTATATGGATAAATTTACTGCAGATCAAGACGGTGGAGACCATAAAGAAGTAATCACTCGTCACGAACCTACTGAAATTCGCCAAGATGGACAAAAAGTACCTCAGCCTTCCGATAATTATAATGAAGCTGAAGTAGCCCAAAATTTGCGAAATACTATTAAAAGTATGGTAGCTGCAAAATTAAAGAAATAATTTGATTTTTTAATATTTTATTGGGGTTTTTTAAATGAACAGAATTTTTTCTTCTGACCTATACCCTATGAGGGTCAACCCATTTAATTTCAGTAAGGGAGATGTAGTTAAAAAAGTTATCACAGATAACATTAAAACTCCCTATACTGGAATTGTAATAGCAGTCATACCCTCAACTAATAAAGTGATAGTACAATGGCCTAACGGTGAGGGATATGAAGATCCTTGGGATCTTATTAAAATAAATCCTATTCTAGAACCTCCTGTGGTAAATCAAGATAAAGCTTATCCTTCATTTCAAAATGAATTAAGTCATCGTTATTTTGAAAAAATAAAACCCCACAGAGTATTAGAAGATTTTATTAAAGAAGAGTTAAATCCCATAATTGTACACATTTCAAATCTTTATAATCGAGGATATTCAAAAGCAGGCGCTTTTAAAAAAACTATCACAGCATTTGATAATAAAGAATTAGTACAAGAAGGTATTAATAGAATTTATTCAGACAGAGTAGATGTTAAATATGCAAGAGAAGTAATTATAGATGGAGATAAAAAAAATTATTCTTTAAGATTAGCTGGAAATAGTGAGCAGGGATTTGGTTTAACGATCTTTTCAGATAAACAAAAGAAAACTTATTTATACAATAATATTGTACATGCAGCAGAAAAATTTAATAGTTATAAAAATATTATTAAGGGATATACCTCTGAAATAGATTATGCGGGAATTGTAAAAAAAGTTCTCGGAGAGATGAGGAAATCTTAAAATGGCATTTTTAAAACAAGCATCTCTAAAAATAGAAAAATCGGAAATAAAAATTGATTCTTGGTTAAATAAAGGAACAATTAAAACAGCATCAGATAAAATTGTAGATTTTAAAAAAATTATTTCTGATTTTAATCCCAATGATTATTTACTTACACATTGTACTATTATAGCTTCAGTAGAAGTAGAAGATGCTCCTAAACCTGTACATTTTACATCCGAAAAAACGAGAAAAGAATTTGAAAAATTAGAAGGATGTAAAGATTATTATATTACTCCTGAAACTACTAAATATATTAATTCTAATGGAGATGCGTGGTCGAAACAATTATTAAAGCAAAGTTATAAAACTTTTATTGGGTCAGAAAATTATGTAGAACATGTTCAAGATCCAAAATTATCTAAAGGTAAAATATTAGATGCAGCTTTAAGAGAAGTAGATGGTGGCAAATCTTTATTCGTAGATATTTTAGTAGCTACTAATAAAAAGCATGATGATCTAGTAAGAAAGATTACTTCGGGTAAACTAACTACTTTAAGCATGGGTGCAGTAGTGGGTTTCACTATTTGTACAGAATGTGGAAGAGTAGCAACAGATAGTACTGAATTATGCGACCACATTCAATATCTTAAAAGAAATTCTTTTATAAGTGAAAATGACGGGAAGAAAAGAAGTGTAGCTGAATTATGTGGGCATTATTTGTACCCAGATTCTAATAAATTTATTGAAGGATCTTGGGTGGAAACCCCTGCTTTTAAGGGAGCTGTTTTAAGAAATGAATTAGAGATAGAATCTATAGATAAACAATCTTTTATTGAAAAATATGAACCAATAATGAATATTCAATCTATGGAATTAAAAGATATTGCCCAAAGAGTAATTTCTGCATGTCTTTTAATAGACAAAGTGAAAAAAGTTTTTGCTAAAAATGAGGAAACTCCCCCAGAGGAAACTCCTCCAGAGGAAACTCCTCCAGAGGAAACTCCAGAGGAAACTTCAGAACCCGTTCCAGAAGAATTAAAAGAATTGGGAGAACCTCCCGAATCAGATGCTCTTCCTGCTCCTATGGAAGAAGATGTAGGAGATGATAAATTAGAGAAAGTAGAAAAAGTTCCTTACGATGTTTTAAAAAAACAACTTAAGGAAAATTTGATGAATCAAATCAAAAAAGAATTAGTTGAAGAAATGGGATTAAAACCTGAAGATTTTAAAAATACTTTAGAAGATGTTAATTTAAATGACAGTATAATACAATCTAACTTAGTAAAAAAAGTAAAGAAAGCAAAAGAATTAATAAGAAAAGAAGGAGTTAGTTCTTTATTGAAAAATGGATATTCTTCATCAGATATATTAAAAATTGCTTATATATCTAAAGAATACTCTATTAATATGGATGTATTTAAAGTGATAAATGCTTTAAATATTAAGGATTTTCCTTCTTTTAGAAGATATACAAAAGCTATTGAATCTAAATTAAATAGAGAATTGAAGATATTAGAAAAAGTAGAAATCAACAAATTAGCTAAAAAATGGTTGGTATAATTGGAATGGAGATAATTAGTTACAAACCAAGATTATTTAAGAGAAAAAAGCTAGTTGATTTTCGTACAAAAATGAAAAATAAATTACGCTACAAAAAGAATAAATTTAAAATTAAAATGTACAATAGAAAATGGCGACAGAAAAATAGATTAATTTTAAAAAGAAGACAACATCTTAAAAGAATGAAAAAGTAATATGTTAAAAAAAGTTATTACTGAAATAGATAAAATAGCTAAAGATTTAGAAGATTTTGATCATCTTTGGGCATTTAATATGGTTTGGAAATTGGATAAAATTGCTCAAGAGTTAGAAGAATTTCAAAATAAAACAGGACCTTTAGCTAAAGTAGATAAGAAGATTTTAGATAATTATATAGAAAAAATGGCATTTTTAGTAGAAAACGAAAATAAATTAACGGATTTAATAGTACAGAAAAAAGATAAAGATGTGATAGCTATATACAAAACTATTAAAAAAAATTTTGGTAAATTAGGAAAAGAAGAATCAATATATTTTATAAATAAAATTTTGGAAAAGAATAAATAATTTATTTAGGAGGTTATAATGAGAGATCGATTAACAAAGAAATCAATGGGTTTAAATGACAGTCCTACTACTATGACTGCTCCACATCCAAACCCACCAGTAGAAAAATATGAAACTGGAAATCCAGATTCTTGGGCTGAAACCCCAAACATGAATCGTCCATGGGATGAAGAAAATGCTGCTGGTCGTGAACCATCAGGACATGCTAAAATGAAAACATATGCTCATATGGTACATGAAGCAAAAGAATTAGAAGCAAAAGCTTTACGTTGTTTAAAAATGGCAGAACTTATGCTTCCAGAAGCTCCAGTAGATGTTATTGAAAGACAAGCAGTAGATTATATGACTATGTCAAATAAATCTGTTCTTTCTACTTTACGTAGAATTCGTGAATTCGAAGATAATATTAATGAAGCTAGAATAGCAAAAATCGTTGATGCTGTTTTAAATGTTGTAAGTGAAGAAGAGGAAGAGGAAGAAGAGGAAACAAAGAAAAAATGTGCTGAAGAAGAAGAGGAAGAAGAAGAAGAGGAAAAAGTAAAAAAAGCTGAAGAAGAGGAAGAAGAAGAGGAAGGGAAAGGAAAAAAAGCTGAAGAAGAAGAGGAAGAAGAGGAAGATAAAAAAAATGAAATGAGTAAAGATAAAATTGCTGCGATTGTAGAAGCAGTTTTAGATGCAATAGCAACTGAAGAAGAAGAAGAAGAAGAAGAAAAAGGAAAAAAAGCTGAAGAAGAAGTAAAACCCGAAGAAAAAAAAGAAGATACTACTAAGGTTGAAGAAAAACAAATGACTCCTCCAGAAGTAAAAGCTGAAGAAGTTAAACCTTTGCCTTTGCCTGCACAACAAGAACAAAAACCAGAATATGATAAAAAAGAATCTTCTGAAGTAAAAAAAAGTGAAGAAGAACCAAAAGAGAAAATTGATGAAATTACTGAGAAAGTAGAAGAGAAAAAAGGTAATTTAGATATCTCTTTTGATGATCTTAATGAAGTTATGGCATCTAAAGAAGATGAAGCTATTTTAGCTCAACTTTTTAAAGCTGCAGAAGAAGAGGAAGAAGAAGAAGAAAAAGAAGAAGTAAAACCTGAACAAAAAGTAGAAGCTAAAATTAAAACATTGAAAAATGTAACTGCTTCTAAAGGTAATAGCGAAATAGAAAAATTATCTAGCTTGTGGCGTAAGGATTAAAAATTAATTAATACAATCTAAATGCTAAAAATAAAAAAGCCCCAAAATTTGGGGCTTTTTTATTTTATAATGTTAAAGAAAATTATACTTGTTGTTCGTATAAATAAGATTGTTCAAATGGATCTATAGCTACATTTAACCAAGTAGCTTCTGTTGAATCATCAGGAACTTCAATTTCAAAATTGTTTGGAGTAATGTTTAAAAAACTATATCTGCCTACGTTCACATCTACTTTTCCATTTTCCTTAGCATATGATCCTATGTATTTAAAAAGTGCCATATAAAAACCTCCTTATAATATTGCCTTAAATATTTGAACATTAGATTTAAAATAAGCTATTTCAACAGCATTATCTGTTTTAATTTGTGTAGTAAATGGAATAACACCAGCATAGATAGTAAAACCTGTTCCATTTGGAACTTTAATATCTTTAGTGGTCAGACCATAAGTAGGTTTTCCTGTAAAAATAAAAGTACTCATTTTGTATTCTCCTTTAAAAATTAATTAATTCTATAATTTTGAAAATCAAATCTATATAAATATTACTAATTTATTTTTTGAATGTAAAAGTTTTTTTAAAAATAATCAATTAATATTGCGCATCTTTTGTTTAAAAAAATAATCACTGTCTTATTTAAATAGGAAAATGGTGATTTTATTATTAATTTTTTAGGAGGAATAATTTATGTCAAGTACAACTGGTTTTCTTGTAGAAGGCGGTGGAATTTTAAGGATTCTTTATTTAGGTGTTCGAAATTCAATTGAGGGTCTAGTAAGTGCTGCTTTCACAAAATCAAATACTACAGGGACTGCTCAATTAGTAGCTAATACTACTACAGCTGGAATTACAAAATTAGGTTGTTTAGCTGGTTCAGTTGCTGCGATTAAAGCTGAAGGACTTGTAGGAGCTGGTTCAGGACCAACTGATTCAATCGTAGGACTATATGTTAATGATTTAGCTGGAAACGCTTATGAATCATCTTCTGCTGCTGCTTCTGAAAAAGGTGTCTTCGTAATGGGTATGGGAGTTTATGAAGTAAATCTTTATGAAACAAGTGATTTTAATGGAATTAATTCAATTTTACCTAATTATGCTTATGGATTGCCACTTTATTGTTCACAAAATGGTCTATTGACTATTGCTGCTGGTTTAAACGGGGGACAAGCTCCTGGTGCTTCTACAATAATTGGTATTATTACTCAATCTCCAACTCCAGCTAACCCTTATATGAGATTTATAATGAGAATCTGATACTGCCTTTAAGGAAATGGTATCAGAAAATATTAATATTTTTAGGAGGAATTTTTTATGTTAACAAACAATCAACCCGCCAGTAATGAGGTAAAAGAACAAGTTATCTCAGAGTATATTAAAACAGCTGCTGGCAGAGCTAAACTGGCCGCGTCCATTAACTAGAATCAGTGGACGTTAAACTCGGTAAATTGCTGGAAACTCCAATTTATAAGATTTTTGGAAAAAATTAATGAATATAAATGGTATCATAATAAGTCAAAAAAAATTAAATTCTTTATCTTCTATATTGTCTGAAGATTTTCTTCGTGAACAATATGAGTATATTGGATTTAGTGATACCGAAATTTCTAATGAGCATGGTATTTCTCGAAGTTGGGTTAGAAAATTACGTAAAATATATGGGATTAAAACAGATCCTAATTATAGATTACGAAGAAACCCTTTAAGATTTGTACCTCTTTCAGATCGACAAAAACAATTTTTATATGGTTCTTTATTAGGTGATTCTTGTATTGCTGTTCAAAAATCAGGAACAGGATATTGGTTATGCCAACATACTACCAAACAAGAAAAGTATTTGTTAAAACAAGCTGAAATTATGAAACCCTTTACTGCAAAAGTATTTTATGGTGAAAGAGCTTTTGAAGAAGGGGGAGAATTATTTCCTTATGTTGACGCTAGAAGTTTTGCTTTACCTCAATTTACAGAATTTCGTAAAGAACTTTATCCAGAAGGTATAAAAATAATTTCTACACAATGGTTACAAAAATTAACTCCTTCAGGATTTGCTTTTTGGTTCCTTGATGATGGAAGTACTACTGGTTATGGTTTTGATATTTGCACTTTTGATCCTTTTTTTAAAACAAAAGAAGCGATTAATGTTTTAGCAGATGTTTTAAATCTTAAAGTTTCTATTACTTGGAATTCTGAAGGTGAAGGAAACATTCATGTTTTAAAGGAAAGTCATAATATAGCTTGGGAATATATTCAATCTGAAATTACTGAAGATTTATATCATAAAATTCCAAAAAGATTTTGTAAGGACAATCAGCAGCCAAGCTTTGCTAGAAATAGCATTGAAGGTTCAACGACTGGGGAAAATCTAAACTCTATTTATATAGAGCATGATGATAACTCCCATTTTGAGAAAGTAATTTCTCAAGACATGCCGGGCTTTCTGTTTTAATAACAGAAATGGTGATACAGTCTGAACTCATAGGTAACTATGAGAAATGAGTTGAAAAGCTCATTCGCCTCTAACAGAGGTTTAAGTAACAAAATGGATTCAACCATTGCGCTTCAGACGAGACTATACGTCAATTGGACGTAGGGCCTTTTTAGTTGAACAATTGCCTGATGGAGCTTTACCAATTTATGATAAAGATCCAAGAGCTGTTGCTTATGTAATCGGAGAAGAGGGTGAAAACATTCTTGCAATTCAAAAACCAAGAAGAGTAATTTTCCCATTGTTTGAATTAAGTTCAAACCCTACTATTCCATTGACACAAGTAAAAGAAAGACGCTTTGACTTAATTGAAAGAGCGCAAGATCTAGCGAAAGCTGAAATTCAAGCCGAAGAAGATGGTAGAATTTTTGCTATTTTTGATGCTGTAGCTGGCGCAGCTGCTGATGACGGATTAACAAATCCTGATATTAACGTAGCAGCTCCTATTACTGCTTCTTTCTTTGCTGATTCTTTTGCTGATGTTGAAAGACATGATTTAAGAGTAGCTAGAATTTTCATGAATCCTAAAGATTATACGGATATTAGAAAATGGGGACGCGACATATTAGATATTGAAACTCAAGCATCTTTATTAAAAACAGGTCTTATGGCTTATCTTTGGGGTGCTCAAATTATCGTTTCTAGAAAAGTTCCAGTAGGATATGCTTACATTTGTGCTGAGGCCGAATTTCTAGGCAGGATACCTGTGAGAACGGAACTTACCGTTTTAAGTGCAGATGATCCCAAAGCTAGAACTATTGGATTCAGTATTTTTGAAAATCTTGGCTTGGGATGTCATAACCCAGGAGCATTAAGTCGTATGATTATTGCTAGATAATATTTAGTTTTATTTAGAAATGAAAAGTTTCTTTTTTAAGAAGCTTTTCATTTCTAATTTTTTCAAAATCAAATATCCTAATTTTTTAAGTTCATTAGCAGACAATTTAATAAACATTTTTAGAATTCTCCTTTACTTTATTTTTAAATTATTTTATAATCTATTAAAATAATAATATGGAGAATTATAAATGCTAGGAATTGAAAAAAAATTATCTTCAGAATTGCTTTATTCTTTATATGTAACAAAAAATTTGAGTGATAGAGAAATAGGTGATTTATATAATTGTTCAGATGTTACTATTTCAAATTTAAGAAAAAGATATAATATTAAGACAAAATCTCAATTTGATAGGTTACTTCAATCTAAAAATAAAAGTTATCCTAATATTAATCAATTAACTGATGAAGAATTCAATCAATATTATTTAAATAATACTCTTGAAGAATTTGCATTAAAATTTGGTTGTTCTACTTTAAAAATAAAAAATGATAGAAAAAAAAGAGGTTTAAAATCTAAAATTCTTATAGAACAAGGATCAATCGCTTCTTTAACTGAATATCAAAAAATAATTGTAACAGGCAGTTTATTAGGTGATGGTGGTGTATATTTTTCTGGTAAAGAAACAGCTTTTTATAAAGAAAGTCACGCTATTTCTCAAGATTTATATCTTAAAAAAATATATATTGATTTATTGCCCTTATCTCTTAAAATATTTTATGATCTTCCTAAAAAAGGAGAAAAAGAAATAGGGTTTAAAACAAAAGCTACAAAAGAATTTAAAATTATGCGCGATATTTTTTATATTGATAATCAAAAAATAATACCTTTAAGTTATTTAAAAAATAATTGGAATAATGGTTATATAGCTTTTTGGTATTTTGGGGATGGAGAACTTAAGGATAATTATCCTATAATAAACACTGCTTTTAATGAAAATTTAAAAGAATTTGTAAATTTTTTAAATGAAAAAGAAAATTTAGATATTGTAATAAAGAATTACCCCTCTATGACTGGTATGAATTTTTTAAGAATAAGAAATAAAGATAATTTTTTTAATATAATAAAAAAGTATATTACCCCAGATATGTTATACAAAATTCCTATAGAATTTTTGAATCAAATCTCTGAAGAAACATTAAAAGAATTTAGAAATAGAGCTATTTTAGGTTATGATTTTAATATAAAAAAATATAAATCTAGACTTTTTCATCTTTTGTCTGAAGATGAAAAAGAACTTTGGATAGATCAAGTTTTTAAATATTATCGAACTGTTGGTTTTCCTTATATAAAAATATATGATGAACAATGGGATTATAAATTAAATAATTTTAAAAAAGCTACAATAAAAGAAATAAATGGAATTTTGGAATTTAAAACTCAAGGTTTAGATATTTGTAAATTTTTTATGCCTCATATTTATAAAGCTAATTATAAAAATTATGCTTCTCCTTTTAATTCTTGGTTAGATGATTTAAATTTAAAAAAATTAATATTAAATAGATTTAATTATGCAGAAGGCGTTAATCATTCTCCTATGCGTACAGGTATTGATTTAATGTTTAGAACAGTTGCTAACTTTAAACCAATGGTTGCTAGATGGATTTGTGATAATTTTGACATAAATGATTATGTTTATCTTCCCGATGCGGGATATGGTGGTAAATTATTAGGTACTTTATTTTCAAAAATAAATAACATTATATCTTTAGATCCTAATTCAGAAACTTTTGAAGCTTCATTAAAAATGATTGAAAAAATTAATATTAATAAAAATATTCAAATTATTAAAAATTGTTCTGAAAAATATTGTCCTTTAGAATTAAAAAACAAAATAGGGCTAGTTTTATCTTGTCCTCCTTATTTTGATTTAGAAAAATATTCTGAAGAACAAACTCAAAGTATTAAACAATATCCTTTATATGAGATTTGGCGTGAAAATTTTTTGAAAAAAACTATTGAGAATATTTATGATTTATTAGTAGATAAAGGATATTATGCTATAGTTTTAAATAATTATGAGAATTATAATCTTATAGAAGATTTTTTTATATTATGTGATAATAAATTTGGACTTGTTGCTAAATATTATATTCCTTTAGGCAGTATTTATAATAAAAAAGAAAACAAACATATTACAAAATATGAGAATTTATTTATTCTTCAAAAAAACAGTATTGATAAAATTTCTAGAAAAATTGAAGAAAAAATAATAAAAAAATCGCTTAATAAAGATTATTTATTTTTTAATATAGATGATTGTGTTAAAAAAATAAATGCTTTATATAATCAAAAAATTAACACTAGTCGAAAATTTCTTAAAAAGAATTTTGATTTATTTCCATATAGTACTTCTACAATAGAAAAAAAATTTGATTCTTGGAATAATTTTTTAATTTTTGCGGGATTGCCTTTGAATAAAGAATTTAATAGTTCAAAGCAAAAAATAATAGATTATAGAAGTGTTTGTTTAAAATATGGTAGAATACTTTCTTTTTATGAACTTGATAGATTAGAAAATATACCTTCTACTAGATATAAAAGAATGTTTAATAAAACAAAACCTTATTTTCATTTAAAAGATGATTTAAAAAATTATGTTTTTTGTTCAGATATTATATTTAATAATTGGTTAGAATTGAATTTTTCTGATGAGGATATATAATATATGGAAATCACTAAACAAATTATACTTGAATTAAAAAATGAATATTCCTTAATAGAAGCAGCAAAAAAATTAGCTATTTCTAAATCTACTTTACAAAGATATTGTAGAAAATTGGACATATCTTTTGCTAAAACGGATAGAATTACTCTTGAAGAGTTAGAAAAAATAACTCCTGAAATTTTACAAAAATATGCAAATAGTGGTAAAACTATAGATGAAGCTGCTGAAGAATTAAACATATCAAGATCTGCTTTAGCTAATAGATTAGCTCAATTTAATATTTCTTTTAGAAAAGTTAAATTTAATCCTGAAGAATATCAAATTTTAAAAAATCAAGGTTTGAAAGATATTGAAATTTCTAAAATTATAGGAATGTCTACTTCTGGATTAAATCAAAGTAAAACAGCTCACAATATTGAAAAACAAAAAAGAAATTTTTCTGAAATAACAGAAGTAGAATTATATGATTTATATGTTAATAAAAAGTTATCTCTTTTAGAAATAACAAAATTTTTAAATAAAGGTATATCAGCTATTTATAAATCTTTAAGAAAATTTAATATATTTTTAAGACGAGAAGATGGAGCGCATATAAAAAAAATTAAAATTGAAGATTTATATATAAATCAAAAAAAATCAATCGAAGAAATAGCAATCTTATTTAGAGTAAGCGCAGATGCTATTAAAAAAACTTTAATTAGATATTCTTTGTATTCAGAAATTTTATTAGATAAAAATGATATGCCTTTAAATTATATTTCTGAAACTCAAAAGCAATTGATTTATGGTACTATTTTGGGAGATAGTTATTTAGGACATAGTCATTCTAATTCACAATTAAAAATTGCACATGGATTTAAACAAAAAGAATATGTAGAATATAAATATCAATTATTAAAAAATTATACTCAAAATTCAGGAATTAAAATAGTAGATCGTTTAGATAAAAGAAATAATCAAATTTATAAAGCAGTTGTATTTAAAACGATACAAAATAAAATTTTTACGGACATTTATCCTTTATTTTATAAAACTAATTATGAAAAATATTTAAATCCTAATGTAGTTAAAGAATTAGATGCTAGAGGTTTAGCTATTTGGTATATGGATGATGGTTATAAAGATGATCAGCACACACTAACTATTTGTACTGAATCTTTTTTAAAGGAAGACTTGGAAAAAGTTAAAGAAGTTTTTAAAACAAAATGGGATATTGATTTTGAACTTAATAGAGAAAATCGAATTACTTTTTTATATGAAAATGCTTTAAAATTTCAAAGTTTAATATCCAAATATATTCTTCCTTTATTTGATTACAAATTAATAGATTTAGCACATCAAAAAATAATAAAAGATAAAGATTTTAAAAATGATATTCGAGATTTATCTTTTGATTATAAAAAAATTAAAATTACAGATATAGTATATAATATAGAAGATTTTAATGATGGAATTAGATCATTTGTAGAAAAATATGAATGGTTACAAAAAGTTGGAAATTCTGTAAAATGGACTTTTACAGCTAGATATCAACAGATGCTTGTGGGAGTAGTATTAATTAATGAACCTAATGCTTATTCTACTTTATTAGGAGAGGATACAAAAAAATATGAAGCTTTAATACAAAGAGGATGTTCAGCTTCCTGGGCACCTAAAAATTTAGGTAGTTCTTTTATTATGTTTTCTTTAAATTGGATGGTAAAAAACACAGATAAAAGACTTTTTATAGGCTATGCTGATCCAAAAGCTTCTGAATTAGGAATTATATATCAAGCATGTAATTTTGATTATTTAGGTAACAATTTTGGAGCTGACACTATTTATCAACATCCTTATTTTAAAGAGGGCGATTTTTTTTCTAGACAATATTTAAGCAGAACATCTGGTTTAAAAAAATGGTTAAAAGAAAATAATATTAAAACTGAAGATGTTTGGTTTAAAGAAAATGGTTTTAAAAATTTAAGTAAAATACCTTCTGAAATTATATTAAAATGGAAGATTTGGCAAAAAAAAATATTAAACGAATCAGCTAAAATTAAAATCCCACTAAAGGGAAAATATGTTATGGTTTTAGGTAAAAATAAAACAGAACAAAAATATTTAAATCAATTGAAAAATTATACTACTATGCTCTATATTAAAAAATAATGTTTTTATTTTAATGCAAATAAAAGATATAATAACTTAAATAAATTTTAAAAATTTATATCTTTCAAAAGGATTAAAAATGAAAAAGAGATCAAAAGTGTTTTTAGCTGACAAAGATTTACCACTATTAGTCAAAGTGATAACTTCTGTAGAGAATGAATTCAAAGAAGAATCTGAGCATCTTCAGAAATTATTAACAAAATTTAAAAATGAGATTGAAAGAAGAGAAAAAGAAACTAAAAATTATAAATGATTATATTTTATTAATTTAATTTGTATAATAAAAACAGAGGGAGAATTAGTCCCTTTGAAATCCTAATTAGGACTTTTTAAGAAATCTACGAAAGACCTACCATAGAACTAGTATTAAATGGAGGAAACAGACAATGATTTCTAGAACTAATAGCGTATCCATAGGACACACCTTTTCTGCTTTAGTCCGCCTAATTGCGATCTCAAATCTCAGTCGATTTTACTCTCGGTTTTTAGCTCTCAGCAGAAGCATTTAGTTTAATTAAAACTAGATGCTTTGTCTAAAATTTTTTGAATAAATTTCTTGATTTTTTTATTTCTTTTATTTAAGATATCTCTAAATGTTAATTAAATAAAGGAGAATATTATGGATATATACACTTTAAATATACACTATAAACAGGGAGATGATTTGCATCATTTTTTAGAAATAAATGATGGAGATTCTAAAAAAGCACTAAAAGCTTGGGCAAAGTCTTTAAGAGCAGGAGCAGACATAATAGATGAGTTAGTGAAAAATTTTAATAGAAAAGAATTAACAATTGATCAAGCTGATACACATTATATAGCTATAAGTGGTGATGCTGAGTGTCTAAAGAAGAGTTGTGAGCAAGGAATTTTAGATAAAGATGAATTTGATGATGAAACTGAAGAATTTGAAGAAGATGATGATGAAACTGAAGAATTTGAAGAAGATGATGACGATGGAATGGAAGATGATATAATAGAAAAAGATGGAGAAGATTTATTAGACGATGAAGAAGAGTTATCCGATGAAGATTTAAATGACTGTTTTAATTGTGGAGCCTGTAAAGAAGTTGAAGATGCAATGGATCAAAAAGATATGGAGAAATTTGATAAGAAATGATTCCTAAAAAAGAATTATGTAAGACATGCACTATAGAGAACGGTTGTGGATATATCTATGAGACAAAAGATTGTAGAAAGACTTTTCATTTTGTTAAAAAAATAGGCATAGACATACACCATGTGATTGATGCAGACCCTCAATTTTTCTCTATTCTTACACAAGATTTAATTTTTATGGGGTGGGAAGTACATATTTTGACAGGTCCCCCCAAAGAGAAGGCTCTAAAAGAGCTTTCTCTTTGGAATATTAGATTTACACATTTATTTTCTATAGCGGATTATCACGTCACAAATGGCACGCAAATCAATTATGACGAGAATGGCAACCCTTGGATGGACAAAGAGATTTGGGATCGTACTAAAGGGGATTATTGTGCTCGAGAGAGCATTCTACTGCATATAGATGATACGGAAAGATACCAAAAATATTTTAAAACACATTTTTGTTTATTTAGGGGGAAGGGGTGATTGATGTCAATGCGATAGAAAGTAAAAGACAAAAGTTAATAGAAGTAGGAGAAAGTTTAAAGAAAGATTTTGTTGGATTAGATTTAATTATAGACAGAATAATTACTTCAATTGAGGTATGGTATACTTTTCCGGAATTACTTACACATCCTTTAATTATAAATTTATGGGGAATGACTGGAGTAGGAAAAACTGATCTAGTAAGAAAACTCGTAAGTAAGTTATCTCTTAAAGAAAATTATCTTGAAATACAATTAATTTCGAAAGAAGATAGGGGAGAGACTATTCAGTCAAAACTTTCGGGATTAAATATTACATCTAATAAACAAGCTATTCTTCTTTTAGATGAAATACAAAGATTTAGTAGTTTGACGGAAAAAGGGGAAATGATTCGAAATAATAGTTATACTGATATTTGGGAACTTTTATCTGATGGTAGTTTTTCTGATGCTTTTCAAGAAAAATATGAATTACAGAATTTTTTATATGGATTATTATATGAAAAAGATCAAAATGATGAAGATGAAGATGAGGATAAAGAAGTAGATGAAATTGGTGATGTTGTTATGCAAAAGATAAAAAACACACCTTCACTTAAACCTACTAAAAAAGCTAATAAAAAATTTAAAAATTATGTTTGGGCAGCTAATAAATTTAAGATGATTACTGAAAGTGCTTTACCTATTGAACAGATAATGCAACTTTCTTTAGATGAACAAATAGATGCTATATATGAAAAATTAGATAGTTTAGAAAAAGATAGTTGCTGTAAAAAATACAATAATTTGCTTATTTTTATTTGCGGTAATTTAGATAAAGCCTATAATATGTCCTCTGATGTATCAGAAGTAGATACTGATGCGGATATTTTATATGAAAGAACCAAAAAAATATCTATAATCGACATTAAAAAATCTTTGCTTCAAAAATTTAAACCTGAACAAATTGCTAGAATGGGTAATAATCATATTATTTATACTTCTTTGAATAAAAATAATTTTAAAGATTTAATAAAAAAATGCTTAGCTGAAGTAGTCAACAAATTCTATAAAGTATCTAATATAAAAGTTAATTTTTCAAGCAATATACATGAGACTATTTATCAAAATGGAGTATTTCCGAATCAAGGAGTACGTCCTGTATTTAGTACTATTACACATTTGATTGAAAATTCATTACCAGAATTTTTGTTAAAAGCATTTAAAGATAATGTTACTCAGCTAAATATTTCATTTCACAAAGAGAGTAGTAGTTTGCTTTGTGAATATGGGGACTTTAAATATTATAAAAAGGTGCAATTAGACATAGGGATATTAAAAAATAAAATAAATAAAAATGTATTATCTTTAGTTTCAGCTCATGAGATAGGGCATGTTGTAATTTATATGCATTTATTTAACACAGTACCTGGACAAGTTTGTTGTGATGCAGTTAATTTTGCTGAAGGATTTGTAGTGCCTCATGAGATAAGAGACACAAAAGAATATATTTTAAAGCTTATTCAAGTTTGTTTGGGAGGTAAAGTAGCGGAGGAATATGTTTTTGGAGAAAGTAATGCGGGAACGGGATCTAGTTCTGATATTACTGTAGCTACTTCTTTAGCTTCTAATATGGTAAGAGCACATAATATGGATGAGTATATTGGAAGAATAGGTCCAGAGACAGAACCTTTAACGACTACCCTAACCAATTTAGAAGATACAGACCCCATTATTGAGCAAATATTAAAAGAACAAAAAAAGAAAGCATTTTCTATTCTTAATGAAAATTACAAATTGTTTAAAATTCTCACTAAAGAGTTGTTAGATAAAAAGAAACTCTTATCTGAGGATATTTTCAATATAGCAACAGATTTTTTACCTAATCTGAAATTAATAGATTTAAAAAATTCTTTAGAATATAATTATTCTGATGCATTATCTAATTTTTTAGCTAAGAATTATTACGATTTGTAAATAATTCATAATTATTTTTAAAAAAGCTGAAAAATCGATACTGAATTAAAATTCGTTGAAAAATAAGGACTTTTGTTTTTTTAAATAAAATTTTAGATTCAACACCAGGGAGAATTTGTGTCTTTTGTAAAAAGTCTATATTTTACCGCATTTTTTAATTTTCCATAATAATTTTATTCAAAAATTTTTTAAAAAGCTGAAAAATTGATACTATTTTCCGTGAATACTGAATATTATTTGACATAACATACGAAAAATGCTTTAAAATTCGTATAATATTAATAGGAGATTAGGAGAAAATAATGAAGAAATTAACTACGTTTGCAAAGTTATGCATTGTTTTTGTAATTATAGTAGGATTATTTGGGATTTATAAGATTGGATTAAGAACTGGGTTTATTCCCTCAGTCGGAATAATGAAAGCACTTATTCCTGAAAAAGCTAATTTGCCTGATGTAAAAGATGCTTTAGTACAAAATGTAGCTCCAGTAGCAGGACCCACTACTAAAGAAGCAGAAGTTTCAACTACTCTTATTAGAGGAGCTATTTGGGAATGGAATGCTCAAATGGGTATGATTTTTGCTAATGGAGGAGCAGCTACTACTAAAAATTCTTTGATGGAAAAAAGAAATGTAAATCTTTTTCTTTATCGTCAAGACGACACTAATAAGATGCAAGAAGATTTAATTGCTTGTGCTAAAGAGATTAAAGATGGAGCTAAGCAATGCTCTAATGGAGCTAATTTTGTAGTGATTATGGGAGATGGAAGTGGACAATTTGCTGCTGCTGTAAATCCCCAATTACAAAAATTAGGGGATCAATATAAACTTATAGTAATTGGAGCTGTTGGATATAGTAGAGGAGAAGATGCTTTTATGGCTCCTCCTGAAGTTAAAACTGATCCTTCTAAAGCAAAGGGTTTATTAGTTTCAGGGGTATTAAGAGATGGGGATTGGAATATTGCTATGAAATGGGCAGCGGATAATGCAATTTCCAATAATCCAGATGAGAAGACTTATGACCCCGATGCTATAAATTGGATTAATTCTTCAGATTACAATGTAGCAGCTACTGATTATGTAGCAGGAAAATGTGAAGAAAGAAAAGTAATTAAAGATGGGCATCTTACTGGAGATACTAAAAAAGTGTGTGTAAACGCTACAGTAACTTGGACTCCGGGAGATGTAGTAGTAGTACAACAGAAAGGTGGATTAGTAAAAATAGTATCATCTAAAGAGTATAAGTCACAGATGCCCGCAGTTATTGTTGGATCTAGAGCTTTTTTTGAAGCTAATAAAGCAGAGGTTACTCAAATGTTAGCAGCAATTTTTGAGGGTGGAGACCAAGTGAAAGCATTTGATCAATCTCTTAAAAAAGCAGGAGATATTTCCGCCAAACTTTATAAAGATCAAGACGGAGCTTATTGGTATAAATATTATAAGGGAGTAGTAGAGACAGATAAGCAAGGAAATAAAGTGTCTTTAGGGGGATCTTTTGCAAATAATCTTGCTGATAATCTTATTTTATTTGGTTTGATGCCCGGATCAAATGATAATTTTAGATCTACTTACACTCTTTTTGCTAATATTGCTATCCAACAATATCCCTCTCTTTTCAAAGATACTCCAATTCCAGACGTAAAAGAGATAGAGGACAAATCTTATATTACAGGTGCGCAAGCAGTAATGAATGATGCTGGATCAGCTGCAGAAGCTCCACAATATGCAGAAAATGCTAAAGGAGCAGTAATTTCAGAAAGAAACTATAACATTAATTTTGAGACGGGAAAAGCTACTCTTACTTCATCGGGTGTGAAACAGTTGATGAATCTGAAGGATAATTTTGCTATTACAGATTTATTTATTAAGGTGGTGGGGTATACTGATAATACTGGCAATGAGCAGAAGGTAAATATTCCATTGTCTTTAGCTAGAGCTACTGCAATAAAGACATTTTTACAAAGACAAGCTCCCGATAACTTTCCAAATGATAGATTTAAAATAGAAGGATTGGGATCAGAAAATCCTGTTGCTTCAAATAATACTTCTCAAGGTAGAGCTTCAAATAGAAGAGTACAGATCACACTTTTGGGGAAATAAAATTTGTTTATTTACATATAATTTCAAATATTTATCAATAAAATTAATAAAATTTTTAAAATTCCTTGTATTTAATATTGACTTGTGTTATTATGTATAATAGCTAAGTATGTTTAAAAAAAGGATTATAGTGAATAGGCTAGACAGAGTGGTATCTAAATTTTTAAAAGGAAATGCTAATAAAAGAGAAAAAATACATATTTTTTTTGAGGATTTTTTATCAGATTTAAAAAAATTAACTCATATTATAGTGAGAAAACTTTCTGCTGATGAAATTTTTATAAAAGATAGATTAATTTTAAATATTTTATCAGCTGCTGAAAGATATATTGAAAATTTTAATGCTTATATGCAATATCATTCAGAACAATGGGTGGAAATTGTAAAAGAATTTAAATCTCTTAAAGCTTTGGAACAAGATGAAGATTTGAAGGAAGAAATTAAATTATTTAAGCAAAATTTAATGAGTCATTTAGAAGTTATTTCTGAAAAAGCTTATGGATTAATAAATCAGTTAGAATTTTTAGAAAATAAATATAAACTTACCAAAGAACAAATAAAACAAACTTCTATCTTAAAAACAAAGTTACATAAAATATTTACTACTAGATTTGATACAATTATAAATCAATTACTTTCTGGAAAACTTCAAATCCTTTAAAAGGAAAAAAATGTCAGAAAAAGACAATGATAATTTATTAAATATAAAATTATCTGAAAAAACACTTAAAGTTTTAAATTCTCTTACATCAAGAGAAAAAGAAGTCTTACGAAGAAGATTTGGAATGGATTCTAACAAAGATGCAACTTTTAATGAGATAGAAAAAGATTTTTTTGTAAGCAAAGAAAGAATTCGTCAAATTGAGGCGAAAGCTCTTAAAAAATTAAGAAGAGACGATGATCCTCCTGATGATATTGCTTAATTGAGGGGATTTAAAAAGATATTTCCCCAAACGGAGAATATCTTGTTTGATTATGTAAAAATCATGGAGAGTGATCTGTTACTATTGTTGTAGACTCTTAAAGAGCTATAATAATTTTTTAAAAAAGGATAAAAACTAATATGAGAGTCTGTGCTTTACCTAAAAAACCCAGAAATAAAGCTATAGAATTTTTAAATTCAAACTTACCTCAAAAATTAGTTGAACACATGCTTAAATATCATATTTTTAAAAAATCTTCTGCAAGACAACATTGGGTAGGAGAGATAAAAAATTTTTTAAGGCAACTTTTAAAAGGAGTTTCAAAATTTTCTACTTTCTCTAAAAATGAAGGTGTGAAAATTAAAGAACTTTGGATTGATATTAAGAAAATAAAAGAAGATTTAAATAATCTTACTACGGAAGCTTTAGATCAAGTCGATGTAGATTATAAAGATGAAGATTTTGGAGAAGAAACATTTGAGAATAATATTTTTGATTATGGTTTTGATTTAGAACAATATACAAAAAATGATTCAATCCATTTTAGACTTTTGTATGAAGGTGTAGAATTAGCAAATTCTGAAAGAAAATGAAAAGAATAGAGATGGTTGAATTAATAGCAAAAGAATTTTCTCTGGATTTAGAGAAAGCTTATTCTATTCTAAATAGAATTGAAGAATTAGGTATGCTTCCTCCAGAAAGACTTAATGAGAAATATGATATAAAAGAAGCTGTTAAATATGATGAGCATCTTTTTTTAGAATATCCTGAAGAAAAATACATTAGAACTTGGGAAGAATAGAAAAAATGAGAAATTTTTTATCTATTTTCCTCCCCAATAAAATAATTTCAAAATCTACAGCATTGTTACTTATTTTAGGGCAAGCAATTGCTTTTTTTATTTTGTGGTTATATTCCCCATTTGTTTTTTTACCTACTGTTTCAGAGACATTTAAAGCATTTACTCAATTATGGTCAGAAGGAGTTATAACAGAGTTAATGACTAGTTTAACATTGAATCTTCAAGCTATGGGAGTCGCTACTTTAGTGACTTTACTCTTAGCTTATTCTACCGTAATTCCTTTTTTTCGTCCTCTAGTTACTATCTTAAGTAAACTTCGATTTCTATCTTTAGTAGGACTTACTTTCTTTTTTACTCTAGTAGCAAATAACGGACATGAGTTAAAATTATATCTTCTTGTTTTTTCAATTTCTGTTTTTTTCATAACTAGCATGGCTGACGTATTAAATTCTATACCAAAAATTCAATTCGACTTAGCTCGTACTTTACGAATGGGAGAATGGCGCACAGTTTATGAGGTAATAATATTGGGGCAAATAGATAAAGTTTTTGATGTAATGCGTCAGAACTTTGCGATGTCCTGGATGGTATTAACTTTAGTAGAGGGGATGTCTAGATCAGATGGAGGAATAGGAGCACTTCTTCTCACGCAGAATAAACACTTCCATCTATCTTCTGTTCTAGCAATTCAAGTGATGATTCTTATTATAGGTTTAGGACAAGATTATTTATTAGGATTATTACGGAATATTATTTGTCCCTATGCTAATCTTACGGTGGAGAGGAAATAAATGGCAGCTACTTATCAGGTAAAATATACAGTCACTGAAAGCAATGGTAAAGTTATCCATTTTGTTGTAGGTCCTCGTTTAGATTATTTTGTTAAAGAAAAATTAAAAATATTAAGAGCTAATAAAATAGAGCGATTTGATGCTGTTCTTTCAGTATTAGACCAGTTAGACAAAACAGATTGTGCTGGTTTAACAAATAGATTAGCTTGGTTCCCTTGGGCAGAAAATAAATATCCCACCGAAGAAGTAATTTTTGGTTCTTTAATGACTTTGAGACATTGGATAGAAAATAAATTGATAATAGATGATTTTGGAAATTATCCTACAATATATATTCATTGTGCTGCTGGATCTCATAGATCCCCTACAATTTTGGGATTTTATTTAAAAGCTTTTGATTATTTAGCTTTAGAAATATGTCCACTTTTTGCTCAAGAACTTAAAGAAGATGAAAAAATACATTTTAGTAACGCTGAAGAATATGCAGATACTTATTTAGAAGATAATGATTGGGCAGAGAATCCTTTAGGGGAGAAGTATAAACAATTATTAAAAATGATTAAAGAAAATTTTTATGGAAATGAGAAAATATGCTAAAGAATGTAGAATGGGATTGGAATTGTCTTAATAAGAAGATATGAGAATGGACCAGTATAGTGTAGGTAAAACTCTTTTAAAAATTGATAACGTATCTCTTGAATATGATGGTAAAATAATACTTAAAAATGTAAATACAGAAATCAAAAAAATTATTCGCCCTGATTGCACCATAGGACAGGTAATAGGATTTTTAGGATCTTCGGGATGCGGTAAGACATCCCTTTTCCGAGTCATAGCAGGGCTTACTCATCCTACTTCAGGCAGAGTTACTATAAATGGATGGGATAGACCAGTACACCCAGGGGAAGTAGGCGTAGTAGCTCAAAACTACCCCCTATTTGAGCATCGTACAGTATACTCTAATCTTTTACTTGCAGCTTATTTAAAAGAGAAAGATCGAAAAGTAGCTAAAGAAAAAGTCTCTGAATTTTTAAGTGAATTTGATCTAGCAGATAAAAGAAATCATTATCCCGCTCAGCTATCTGGAGGACAAAGACAAAGATGCGCTATTATTCAGCAAGTATTGTGCAGTGACCATTTTTTGCTTCTTGATGAGCCTTTTTCTGGATTGGATTTATTAATGATAGAAAAGACTTGTGCTTTATTGAGTAGAATAGCTAACATGGACGGACTTAACACCATAATAGTCATTACACATGATGTTGCTGCAGCAGCATCAATTTCTGATCATTTGTGGTTAATGGGAAGAGATATAGATTCAGAAGGTAACAAAATTCCAGGATCTAGAATAGTCAAAGAATATAATTTAATTGATAGAGGATTGTGCTGGCACCCGGAGATTATCACCACTTCTATATTTTCTGATTTTGTGCGTGAAGTTAAGGAAGAATTTCGTAAACTTTAGCCTCCTAATTCTCTTCTAATAATATTTAATTTTTGATTATCTAAATTTTTAGAAGTAAAATATTTATTTACCATTTTTGCTCCCCCTAAAGCTATACGCTCAAGTTTTTCTCTTCGTTTATCACTATAGCGTAGAGCATCTAAAATTATATTTACATCTAAAAAATCTAATTTGATATAGTGTATATCATCGAATATTATATGAGTATGATTTCCGTGTAGATTAGTGCTAATAAGCACACAACCACTCCTCATTGCTTCTAAGCTATCATTATTGGGGAAACAGTAGTCTTTTGATAAATTTAAGAATATATGGCAATTTTCGTGAATATCTTTTTTGTCTGTTATGTGAAATTCCCAATTAGTTTTTTTAATAAATAAAAGTTTATCTAATAGGATTTGAATATCCGGAGCAGTGGGGGAAAGTATTCCTATATGTAATTTAGGAGTAAAAAATCTTTTACTTTTAAAAATGAATTGATTTTCTATTAAACTATTAGGTACCCAAAAAGAATTCAAATCTAACCATTCTGCATATTTGTTTAATTTTTTATCATTTACAAAAACAGCATTAGCTCCTTGAAGTTTTGAATAAAAATCTCGGAATATATTATAATTTAGTTCTCCCTCTAATTCTCCAGCATAAATATTATAGAAATAAGGTATTTTTATTTTTTTATTTATAATAAAATTAGGAGATGTACTATAAAGACAATCAAAATGTTCTTGAATTTCTTCAAAAGGTTTAGAATCAGTATTTATGGTTAACAGTTTCATAGGCTTTTTTTAAAAAGGGTGACCCATTGTTTATATATATTAGAAATTCTATAAGGCAATAATTTTTTTTCTGCATTTTTTACAATAGTCTGTCTAATTTGTTTAGATCTTAAATGATTGAGATAAGTTTCCCAATCTTCAAAGGTATTAGCTATATATCCATTTTCTCCATTTTTAATTAATTCTGAATAACTCGTAATAGGAGAAGCTATTACTGGCAGTCCCAGAGACATAGCGGTAGTAACTTTAACATTACTTTTCATTGGAAACATCCAATGTATTTGAGGGCAGATACATATATCACATTCTGCTATATGAAAATACCAAGTTTTTCTATCCCAAGTAATATCAGCTTCTTTTCTATTAGATATTTCTACATAGGACATTCCTAAATTTTCTATTAATGGTTTTAGCATTTGAGTCACCCATTCTGCATTTCCTCCCATTCCCGACCAAACTATTTTTAATTTTTCAGGATCATAATTTGAGTTATGTTTTATAGGGAATTCTTCTGAGGGATCTTTAATAACTATTACTTTGTTTTTATATACTTCGGATTCTTTTTTTCCTAATTCTGTGCTACAGCAAACAATATATTTGCAAAGTTCTTTTGTTTGTTCTAAAATAGGTATCCCTCTAATATTTTCAGAATAGTCATGAATGACAGTTTTATTTTGATTTTTCATCCATTTAGTAAAATTATATTCTTCTTCTCCAAAAGACATTAATATTACTATATCTGGATTATTAATTTTTTCGATGTTGTCTACAATAAAGGAGGAATGTCCATCTTTTATTAAATTTAAATGAGTGTACCAGCATCTTAATCGAAAAGAGGGATTATCAATTGGATCTTTAAAATCTTTATTTACTGTAGGGGGACAATACCAATTTATTTTCATTTTTTTTCTTATATAAAATAGTTTTTTCTTTTATAATATAAAATAATTATAAGTTAATAAAGGAAAAATAATGAAATATTTTGATTTAGAATTAATAGATGTGGGAGAGGGAGTAGAGAATTTTAAATTTACTAAAGTCTCGGAAGAGGATTTAAAAAGTGTTAGAAGAGCGTTTATAACGCAGAATGATTTTTTTGATTTTAAATGTTTTGAAGGAAATGTTTTATTAAATACAAAATATTTTAGAGGATTAATGTATTCAGATTTTTCTGAACCAGTTAGAACTACTCTACAAGAAAATAAAGAAGATGCGGTGGAAATATCTAAATTAAAACAAAAAGGAGAACAAGGATGATATCATTAAAAGATTTAATGTTAGTACTTAAAGAAGAGATTTCTTATGGGGAAAGTATTTTAGAACATCAGAAAAGATTAGAAGCTACTTTATGGGGATTAGAAGAACAGACAAAATTTCCCGAAAATGCTGGCAAGGAAGATCAAACTGAATTAAATGAAGAAATAAATAGATGTAGAGCAAAAATTTTAAATTGTAGTAAATTACTTTCTGCTCATGATATAAAAATAAAACAAACTTTAAAAGATTATTTAGATAAAGAAGGTTTTTTAAGAAATTAAAATATGCAAATTGTTCGAGATCATTATTTACTTCTCTAAAATATGAATAGTTTCTGTTTTTAATAATTTATTTAATTTTTCAGCGATAGGTTTATACTCTTTTATTGTTGTGGGATCAGCTTTAGAATCTAAAGTAAATTTTAGTTCATGTTTTACTTTCTTAACTGTTCCTTTACCTACAGACGAATAATTACCATCTAAAGAATATGGACCTACATCTATAGTATATCTTCCAGTATTTCCAGTTAAATGATTATGTACTTTAACGACTCCATTTCCTATTCCGTCCAAAGAAGCTATTAATTTATTCATTTGATCAGCATTTGCTTTTGCAGAATTAGAATTAAATAGTGCTGCTGCCATTGCTAATCCTACTAAAATATTTTTAGTTATTCCAGCTTCTTTGTGAATTCTAGATAAAGCAAAATCTAAATCTTTTGATAATTGTTGTATATTTAAATCTTCTTTGTTTTTTTCTTGTGCTTGTTTTTTTAAAATATAATTACGTACTGCTATTTTATAATCCATAATATATTACTCCTTTAATATTATATTTTTTTAATATTAAATTATCCTTCAATTCCCACATAATCTATTAATCAATTATTTATATAAGGAATGTTATATTTTTTAAACAGAGACATGGAGGTTTTTTAATGAGTAAATCGTATAAAGTGAATAAAAGTTTTTGGCTAGGAGAATTGAATAAAGAATTAAAAATTAATTCAGAGATTATGTATGATGAGAGTTTATCTTCGATTACTATTGGAGCACAGACATATGAAGTAAAAAATATTAAAGCTGCGATTAAAGCTGGGTGGTTAGTACCTAAAGATGGTATTTTACCTAAATTAGAGGGACCTGTAGGAGAAACTGAAGAAGAAGCTTCAGATAGAAGAAGAAAAGAAAGATTTGCTGAATTAGCAAAGAAAGAAAAAGAGCAATTAGCAGTAGATCAAAGAGAGATAGTAAGATTTGGTGGATGTATTAGAGACGATAACTCAGAGTTATTTGCTAAAGCGCTTAATTTAGAACCAGCTAGTACTCATAGAGTTAAATTTAGCGGAGTGGTACTAGAGGAAGATGCTAAAGTAGTAAAAACAGGAGTAATGTCTGTAGAAAATAAAGAAGTGCAAGATCTTAAATCTGCTTTAGGGCAAAATAAAACAGATAAAATAGCTCCTAAAGATTTTGAAATATTTAAAGATCAATATGATGCGGATGTTGTTGAAGTAAGTAAATACACTGATTTTAATAAAGAAAATACTATGCAAAATTGGGGTACTTTACATTGGACTAAAAAAGCGGAGGTTATAGAAAAAGCAGATAAAAAATTTTTAGAAAAATTAAAAAAAATAGAATCTTCTGACAAGATAGTAGAAAGAATTAATAAAAGGATACAAATTCTTTAGGAAAATATGGCACACTCACTCTATGAAGTAGATTATTCTCAAAGTATCGCTAAACCTAGCGATTATATGGAGAATCCTGATTATTATTTACAGGATGTATTTTATAATACCCGTCCTGAAATATTTAATTTTGATGAAGCTCCAGGAGAAGGAGAAATCTATTATAAAAATTTTAGAGATGATGAGAGTATACAAGATAAAGAATTTAATGATTTTAAATATGTACACAGACCTGAGAATTGGGATAAGCAAGAACCCCCTCTAGTGAATCCTTATAAAAGATATGATACGAAAAAATTAATTTCTAGTTATAGATTAGAAAATGACCCTATAAAGTTTACTTTGGATTTATTTGATTGGGAGAATAGAATAGCTGCTAGCATGGAAGATTTGATGAGAGCTACTAGTCAATTCTCTAGAAAAAATGCTCCTCGTTGTAATGCTAGATTACTTAAAGCAGATACTAAAAATGCTATGTTTACTTATAGGGTTGTTTCTTACATGAAAGGAAGTGATCCCAGAGGGCATATAGTTACGGTAACTTTAAATAAAGATCCAGAACAGAAAGATCTTCGTAAATTAGATATAAAGTTAGGATGTAGTTGTCCTTTTTGGAAATGGTGGGGACCTGATTTTAATGCTAAAAATAATGATTATTTAAAAGGAAAACCTTTATCAGATGGTTCAGCTCCAGAAATAAGAGATCCTGAGAGAAAGAATAAAATTTGTAAGCATGTTTATGTCGTGGGAACAGTATTTGAAAAATTTGCTAAGAAATATGAATTAGATACATATAAAGATGTAGATAAAATTGTAGATACGATGGAAAAATTGGAGGAAGAATCAGATAAAATTGAGATGCATGATGTAGAAGAAATTTTGAAATTTTTAGAAAGAGATGAAAAATTAAAAATGGAGAAATTTTTAAAAAAATATGAATTTGAAAAAAATGATAGAAGAAAAATTAATATAAGGAAGGATGCTTTAGAAGAATTAACTAGAATATTAGCAGGTAAAGAAAAGAGAATTTTACAAAGAATAGAAACAGATATAAATAATTTTGGTAGAAAAATTCTGAGAAAGAAATCATCTTTAGATAATGTGATAGAGATTTACAGGAGTATGTGATGCCTATTTATGATTATTTTTGTGAAAAATGTGATGATATGAGAGAGATAGAACATAAAATGAATGAAAAACCAGAGATTATTTGTGATTGTGGAGAGATTATGCAGAAAGCAATCTCCAGGAATATACAAGTTGTTTTAAGAGGAAATAATTGGACAGGGAAAGATTTGAGAGAAAAGAATTATAGATTAAAAAAAAGGCAAGAGATAGGAAAAAGAATGGTGCAAAATTATGATGTTCCTCAATTGCAACCTAATTATAAAGGAGAGATTTGTAAAAGTTGGGAAGATGCTGGAAAAATAGCAAAAAATAATGGAGTAGATCCCTTAAAATATGAATCTCAAATAAAAAATTTAAAACAGGAACAGAATAAATTAAAAGAAAAAAAAATAAAACTAGCTCGAGGTGAAATTTAGAAATGGAAAATTTAGCATATAAAATTGCTTTTGAATATTTAGCTATGGTTTCTTTGATGGAAAAAAGAAAAGCAATTTTTAATATGTTAAAAGATATTAAAGAAGGAAAAATTAAAAATAAACATGATTTTATAATTTTATTAAAGAGTGCGGGTATTACGGATAAAGATTTGATTAGTATAGTTCAGAAAGAAATTGAAGAAGGGCATAATGTTATAGATCTTGTTTTATATTTGGGAGAGAAAGGGATTAATTTTATATCTAAGAGTTGGTTTGTTAGAAATATAGATGATAAAACAGTACTTAAGAAGATACCTTCTAAATACTGGGGAATATTACGAGAACCAGAATGGGTTAAACAAAATATTTAAATAATTTAACGGAGGATATCTAATATGAGGATAGTTAATTTAACTACGAACAATTTAACATTGACAGACATAGACAGAGGACTTGAAGTTTATACAAGTATTTATGAGAGTTGGAACGCTAAAGCAGACAATGGTATTCCAGCATCAGGACTTATTGATATTTTAGATACTGAAAGAGTATTATTAAGTGATGCAATGGGACAGATTAATAAATTTAGAGTTGCAGGTAAAATCGCTACCTATTATAGTATTACTGGAAGAACAGTAGGACCTTTTGAAATTACAGGTATAAATAATACTTTTAAAGTACAAGTGGGCACTGATCCTGTTCAAAGTATTACTTTACCTTCTGGTAGTTCAATCAGTATGAGTCAAATAGTATCTGCTATCACTTTAACAGCTACTGGATTTACAGCTGAAATAAGTAATCGTTTTTTTAGATCTTCTAATACAGACATTGTTACTGGGAAACCTTTAGATTTAGAAGAAGGTCCTATAGGATACGCGTATGGACCTAGAGCCCCATCTCTTATATCAGGATTTTTGGTGCTTTGGGGAAATAGTAAAATTACAATAGGTACAGGTAATGCGAATAGTACTTTAGGATTTTATGATAATGAGTCTACTTTAGCTAGTTAAAATATTAAAAATAAAAATGGAGGTATATTATGGCAGTTCCAAAAGTACAAATAGTACATAATACTACTAATGGTACAGAAACATTAGGTCAAGTTTATTTAGCAGATGTAGGACGTAGAAATAGTTTAGGTGGAGGAGTATCTATTTATGAATACGGTCAAGATCGCTATTTAAATCCAGGTGATACAATTCAACTAGTAGCTACTAGCCAAGTTTTATTATCTGTGGATAGAGGTATTTTAAATAGATTTTCTTCTGGTGCATATACAGGTGTTTTAACTATTACATTTATTTAATTATTAATGTGTAAAATGTAATGAGATGAGATTTTTTAATCTCATCTCATTTTTTAAGTGATTTGGAGATAAATGAATATAACTAAGAGAACGGTAAAAATAAGTGATTTCTATTTTGCAGCTTTTTTAAAAACAGCAGGGTTTCTTTTAGTAGAAGTTGTAAAATCTCCAGATGGAAAAAGAAATTTATTTGTTTTTGAAGATAATACTGGATTAATAACTAAGGCACAGACAGAGTATATAAATGGTGTCTCTAAAATTGTAGCAAAAGATTTAATAGACAACATTAGAGCATTAAAAACCCTTACTAATGTCGATAACTTCTAATTTAAAAAAGAAGCTTGTTAAGAAAAGGATTAACTACCAATAACTAACGAGGGAAAGAAGAGACTAGACTGACCAAGGAGAACAATATCCGTTTGAAGGTAACTAATGGTAAACGTATTACTCGAAATGTTAAAAAAATAGATTTAATTATATTAAGTGTTTTAAAATGGAGAACACAATTTATATCTGGTTTAAAATAAAATATTAATAAATGTGGAGTAGCTAGTGTCTGCTATAAATGAAATAGGTACGTTAAAAGATTTTGAAGTTATTTGGGTCGATAAACATACTCATCAACCCAAAGATATGAATAATGTTACTATAGAAATTTATCATTATATAGGAGCAGCTGCTGGAGCACTTATATCTACTATCCCCGAACCTTACCTTATCACCCAAGGATTAAACGATTTAGTAGATGTGGGTACAGTCATTCCCGCTTCGGGATATGCTATTGATGTAGATTTTTATTTACAATTAAATTATATAGTTACTAATTTATCTGATTTTAATTGCCTTCCAAATGATTATGTTGTTTGTGGGACAAATAATAAAGTATCAATAGTAAATGGAAATATGGAATATGCTCTATCAGCGTGTGAATTATCTGGAGTAATTAATTTAAATGCTAGTGGATTTACAGCTTCAAATAATGAAGGTTTTGTTACACTCACTTCTAATTTTGTAGGATCAGGAGCATATATAGAAATGGGAAATGGAACTATAAACGGAGTGTTGGGGATTCCTTATGGGACTACCGTCTATGGTAATGATATAGAACTAGTGTATAATATGACCCCCCAACCTACTACACGTATCTCTACAGGAAGATATGTTTATGTAAATGTAAATTTAATCCCACCAAACTATGTAGTGGGGGAAAGATATTTTGTTTTATTTAAAGGTACTGATCCTGTTACAGGATTAGTCGAAATGTATGAAGAAGATTTCACAATGGTGAATCAATTAGGTGAATCTGATAATGAATTAAATTATTCTTTTATAGTATAAAATAAGGAGATTTTAAAATGGATAAACAATCAAAAGAAGTAATTGCAAAACAAGTAGGCGAATATTTTAAATTAATGCAAAAAAAATTAAAAGAATGGCATGGTAAAGGAGTAAAATCTCCTTTTCAATTAGAAAAAAAAGATAGAAAACAATTTTTCAAAAAAATAAAAGATGTTTGGAAGGGTGAGAAAAAACAAGTAGAAAAAGGTGATAAAAAAGTTGATGAAAAAGAAGACAAAGTAGAAGCTAAAAAAGACAAAAAGAAAAAATAATCACCAATATCTTATAACCAATCCTATCAAGGATAGTATTCCTACTAAATCGATCAAACCATAATTAAATTTTCCCACTATTTTTTTTGAAGAAAGTACATAAAGGAAAGTAATAATCCATGTTACAAGCCATGCAAATAAACCTGTCCACAAAATTATATTGACAACCACTATTTTTCATCCTGAAAAAAGACCTAACCTGAACAAACATCCCCGCAGTCCAGGCAGGTCTTGAATTATTAATTCATCGTAGCATTAAATCGATTAATTAATGATTTGTTACTTATTAGCTTGTTCTACCGCTAAACTATTTCCCCATAAAATTTTATGGAGGGGAAAAGGAGAATTGAACTCCTACCTCGCCTATTTAATCATTTAACAATCAGATACTACTTAACTGTGTTACTTTGAAAGCACAACTCTTAATCTAAATCTGAATAGACCTTCCTCTCTGAGAGAGATTGCATAGTCTATATTAAATCTGAATCTAAATCTACTTTCATCTCGTAACTATAATTTACCTTCATTTATATAGTCAAATAAAACTTTACCTATTTTTCTTTTGTCTGCATCAGCATTGTTAGCTCTTTTTCGAGCAGTTTTTATAGCAGTTTTTAATGTGTTTAGTCTTTCCATTAATTCTGCTTTTTCTGCTGATGACATTTTAGATGTATATATTTTTGTTTCGATATATCCTACAGTTATATCCTCATAAATTTTCTCAAATTGAGCTGGATGTTCTTTAGTAGCAGGCGTCAATTCAACTGGCTTTAATATCTTTTTTGTTCTTCCCCTATTTTGAGTAGAAGACCTAATATTTTCTCCTCTTTGTGGTTCTGATTGCCAATCTATTCCTGGTTCCAAAGTAGGGATAGCATCAAATAATTGTAATAAACTATTTAATTCTCTTTCTAAAGCTAAAAGCGCTGTAGCTGGCACATCTTTTAATAAAGAATGATCTCCAATCATAATATCAGCTTTAGCATAAGTATTTGTAGCTTCTTTTTGATAGAATGCATCTATATGACTACATACAGCATTACTTATATACGCAAGTTTTTCTTTTACAGTAGTAACCATAGTTGTATGACTTTCAACTATATTTTGCTCCCCTTCAGCTAAAGGTTTATAAACTTCTATTTTTTCCACAAAATGAGCTTGTTTATCTTTAAAAGTTTTAATTGCTTCTTCTTTAATTTTATTAGAGATGCCTTTTTTATCTTCTTCTACTACTAAAATTTCGTGCAATTTTCCCATTTTTATTTCCTTTTCTAATTAAAAATTTTAGATTTTTCTTTTTCGGACATATTATCAATAGTATCTTTTAATATTTTGTTTAACGGTTTGTATAGAAAGGATTCTCTATTAAAAGAGTATAGTTTTACTCTATCTACTTTTTTAGATTTAAGTACTCCAGAATTTTCAAATCTGTCAAGTTGCCTTATTACTGAAGAAGGATATATATCTAAATTTTTAGCAATAGATCTAGCATCAGTTTCTTTATTTTTAGTAAGATACAATAAAGTTTTTGGTGCTGTGTTATTTCCAAAAATATATTTTAGAGTGTCCATAGATTTTAATTCTCCAATTTAAATTATAATTTTGTTGAATATAAAAGATTTTTTTTTGAATGTCAATTATTTTCTTTTGATTTCATTATAATGTTTTTCTAATTCTTCTTTGGTTGTAATATATTTACCGCATATTAACTTATCATTTAATGGTTTTTCTAATCTAAATTTCCAGTCACAGATATCCCAACTATTAATGCTATGTACTGAAGTTTTGTAAGAACAGCCATCAGCAATTTCATAGTTATAATTATTTAACTTTCTTCTTAATTTTTGGTTAGACTTAGTTCTTCTCCATTTACGAGACTTACTTCTACCTTGACCATCTGTAGCAATTACATTTTTACGAAAACTACGACTCATTTTCAAACTCCTTGTTAGAGGTAATCTAAAAATTAGTCGCTGTTCCTTTTAAAAATTTCATAAATTTTTATTTCCGTTTTTAAATTATATTTTATTCTTTATCATTAATTTAAAATTTTCAAAAACAAGATTGTATTTATAGTTACAAAAAATATAATAATTCCAGTTAAATTAATTTTCATTAGTCTTTTCTTTTTTTATTTATAATTTTTATAATTTCTATTTCACTTTGTAAATTCCATTTAATTCGATTTACCAAATCTTCTAAATATCTTTTATTTTTCTCATCAGAATGATCAAATTGTCTCAAATATTCAATTTCTTTTGAAATATTATTAGATAATTTTTCTTTGTCAATCTCTCCATTTTTAATTTTTCTTAAAATTTCTTTTCTTTTTTGAGAAAAAGGTAATTCCAAAGCATTTTTATCTATTATATCTTTCGCTTCCATGACTAAACGCATACTATGGTATAGACCTTTATAATCGAAACCATCTTCTCCTCGATTTTTCATCCTATGCCCATATCGAGAAATTTTTTCTTCTAGAGAATCTCTAAGATAAGAAATTGAAATTGTAGCTTGATATAATCTTTGAGCGATAACAAAACTTTTTACTAAAACATTAGATCCTGTTTTACTAGTAGTAATTCGCATTAAATTTTTTTCATCTTTTGAATAATTTTCTAAATCTTGCCATATTTCAGTTAATCTTGTTTCGGGAGAATATTTTTTTAAAAATTCTAAAAATCTTACCTGAGAATTATAGTTATCTTTACTTAGACCATGCTTAAAAAATTCTTTCTTTATAAACCCAATGAATGCACTAATATCCTTGGTAATAAAAATTGATCTTATTTTTCTTAACCATTGATAAAGAGGAGTGTCTATTAAAATTTTAGAAGTGGGAGCAAATAGCATCTCTAGCATATTAAAATCGCCAGCAGCTAATAAATCTAAAAATTTATACACTGAATAAAAATTACAATCTATATCTTCCGAAGTATTTCTTTGAGTATTAGTTTGATTTGTACCAAAATTAATTTCATTTCTTTTTTCTTCATCGTAAGATAAATAAATTCCTCTAAAATCTAAATCAGAACTTTCTGAATCCATATCAAAAAAATGAGATCCAGCAATAACTAATAAAATTATTTTTTTGTTGGGGTATTCTTGATAAAATCTTTCTACTAATTTATTTTTTTGAATGACTATTTCTTCCCCACGATTAGAATGAAAAATTTGTTTAAATTTTTTTAAAGCTAATATCCTGTGAGCTTTAATTTCATCCCCTAATACTTTCCCTTGATATTTTTTTGTTAAAGGTTTTATATCTAAATTTAAGATTTCTTCTAAAGCTAGCTCTAAAAAGGGTTTTTGAATAAAACGTCTTTTATTAAGTTTACTCAAATTGTCTGACTGACAGCAGACTAAAAAGTCTTCTAGAACAGTTGGATTTCTAAGAGCGTTAATAGAAGTCAATAATTTTAAAATATTTTTAGCTTTTAACTCTAAAGAATGTTGAGCAAACATATGCCATCTAGTAACTTTTAAAGCTAAAGTAGAAAATTCATTAGACACTTTTAGTCTTTCACAAAATTTTTCTACTAGAGGTACTCCGTTTAAGTCATGATCCAAATGGTGAGGATAGTCTTCTTTTAAGGTCATAGCTTTCCCGAAGTCATGACATAAAGTTGCAAATCTAACACTTATTTTACCACTTAATTCACAAGCATAATCAATAGCAGAAAGAGTGTGCCAATATGCGTCACCTTCAGGATGATGATCAGGAGAATGTAGTACTCCCATGAGATTATATAATTCTGGAAATACTATTTTTAAAGCTCCACAAGCATTTAAGATGATAAAAAAAGTGGAAGGTTTAGAGGTTGCTAAAGCCTTTTCTAACTCAAGTCTTATTCTTTCAGGAGTAAGATAGTTTAATTCCCCATTTTCTACCATGTATCTCATTAATGCTAAAGTGTAAGGATGTACTGTGAATCCTAATTTAGCGGCAAATCTAGCTACTCTCAAAACTCTTACTGGATCTTCACTGAAATGAGTAGATACATGACGTAATATACCTTCTTTTAAGTCTGAAACCCCTCCGTAAGGATCTATTAGGTTGTTATCAGCGTCCAAAGCGATAGCATTGATAGTTAGGTCACGTCTATACAAATCATCCTCTAAAGTCACGTCAGACACTTCAAAATCGAAGCCATGATAACCATGTCCTCTCTTAAATTCTTTACGTGCAAGAGCATATTCTTCTCTTGTTTCTGGATGTAAAAATACAGGGAAATCCTTACCTACGGATTCATACCCTAAATCAAGCATTTCTTGAGGAGAAGAATTAACTATTATGTAGTCTGTATCTTTAGAGGGGAGTCCCAATATTATATCTCTAACATAACCTCCAACTTTATAAATTTTCATTTAAACCTTTACATAATTTTGAACAATTTTATAGAATTTATCTAATTGACCTTTATTTACATATTTTTGTTCTTTTTTTGTTAGCAATTTTAATTCGTTGTAATGTACTTCTTGTCCTACACCGTAGTAACAAAGAGTAAAAGTATCTAAATAATATCCTTTTTTAGCATCAACTAACCACCATAAATCTTTACGCTTGTCACCATATTCTTGCCAACAACTTTTCATATTTTTTGGATATTTCATTTTATAATTCTTACTTTTTTAATTAAAGGTTTATCTTCTGGTCCTTTTTCATGCTCCGTTATCCAAGTTAATCCCTTTACACAATATATTCCAGATCTATCTTTACCTAATTTATCTTTTCCTATATCTCTCCAATGCCCTCTTACCATCCACTTTTGTTTCCAATCTATTTCTTTATGAGATTCAGGATTAATAGCAACTTTGTCTTTTTTAGGTTGCACATGAATTATTTGTCGAAAAGTATGAAAAGATTTATTTTTTCCTGAACCTATTTTTATTTTTTCTCTTGAACTTTCTGTGCCTATTGCTTCTTTGTTCATTCTTACAATAAACAAATCTACAATAGAGGTAATCCAATCAGAATTAAATAATACTACCATTTCTGTATTATTAATTACAGTTAAAACATAGTGAATGACCCCTCCCTGAAGGGAGGGGCTTCTTGTTTCTTAGACTCTTGCCTAAGACTTGCCCATTTTTAGGCTTGTCATAGGTCTTACTGAATCTCCACAAGCGTAAATTCCCCTTATCCCAAGGGTACTTAATATTTCTCTCTT